TAATAATGGTATTCTGTCAAATAAATAAAAATAAAAATTATGGAAACAGTAAAACAAATACTAAAGCGAATAAAAAAAAACACTAACTACCAACATTATGTATTTATCAAAGACTTTTGTTATAGAGCCTTTGAACAGAAATATTTAAGAGGTTATAGCAAATGGAGTGTTAAAAGAATAAATGAACTTTACCCTGAATTAATAAACCATAAAGACTTAGATAAAGAAGTTTACAACACTATTCAAGAGAAACTAACATTTTGCAAGGAATCAATATAAAACAATAACATGAATAAAGAACAGGAATTAATAATAAAAGAGATAAATGCCCTTAATAGTCAAATTGAGGAAAGATATAACAAACTTAAAGAACTAGGTTTTAACGACAAGGAATTGATAATTAAAAAGAAACTGGAGAACATTTTAAACGTAGTTTGTTTGGTTACTAATGTTAGCGAGGAAGATATAAAGTCAAGTACTAGAAAAAAAGACGCTATGGACGCTAGAAGGGTTTTCTTTTATACTGTTAAATTTAATACAAATATTAGACTAGCTCAAATGTCTAAGTTTTTAAATAGACATCATGCAACAGCATGGCACTCTATTAATGTTATGAATGATTTGTTAGAATACGATAAAGAGACAAAAGAGACAGTATTAAAAGTTAATGAATTGCTAAAAAAAGATTTATAAACTTGTATAATTAAAAATAATTTGTAACTTAGCTAAAAAATTAGATTATGAGTTTACAAATTACAATACCAATAGCGATAGTTATATTATCATTTTGGATTTACGAAGAAGTTTATAAATTAAAAAACAAATAAATTATGAAATATTTTAGAGCAATAGCATATACTTCAATGTTTTCTTTGGAGTTATTATTTACACCAATTATCAACAGATATATTTATGAAGGGATAACTATTACTGAGTTAGAGAGTATACTTTTAGGCACTTTTACTTTTTGCTTGTTTTTTGGGCAATTTTTTATAGGAGGTGTTTTTTGGGTATCTGCATTAAGAAATGTTGAAATTAACGAAATTTTAAAATAAATAATTATGTACAAAGGACAATTACAAGGCTTCCCTAACGAAGTAGTTGAGAAGATGCTTGAAAGACAAGTTGAACAAGGAAATAAAAGAGATGTTAGTGTTTTTGAGAGATTTAATAGAGATTGTGTTAATGGATTTTCATGGGCAAATACAAAGGAAGAGTATTATTTTTGGGATGAAGTAATATGTGAAAAAAACTTTAATCTATTCTTTGAAAAATACCCAAAGGAAGAAGAAATAAAACTACCAACAACAGAACAAGAGCGCGACAAACTTATTGATACGTTGAAATCAATGGAGTTTAATAAAGAGTTGCATAGTAAGTTGCTTGACTTTGATTTCCCATTATCTAAAGAAGAGTTGAAGTTATTTAAGTTACTAAGAATGCGAGACGTTTATCGTGATGGGTGGGTAAGCGACAAGAATAATTCAGAATACAATTTTTGGATATGGTATAGAGAAGACGAATTAGTTATTGAGTGTAGTAGTTATTGTAGTGCTCAATTCTCATTCCAAAACGAAGAAACAGCAGAATTGTTTTTAAAGAATTTTAGAAAAGACTTAGAAGAAGTTAAACATTTAATTAGTTAAAAATAAACAAATGATAATTAAACACGAAGGACAACCGTTTCAGCTTTTAAAAAACAGAAAGCCGAAAAATATGAGCATAGTAAAATTATTACTCAAAGATGAAACTATACAAGATGCAGTAGTTATTGATACAGGTTTCGGTTTGGAATTTAGAAAAGACAGTGAAGGGTTTCATTGCTTTAGTAATGATGTAAAAGGTTGGTGGTACATTTGATTAGTTGATTTTTGATAACGAATTAGAATAAAAATTGAAGTGATTTTAAAGAAGAAAATAATACATATAGCAAACGAATTAAATTTAGGAGATATAACCACTGACGAAGCAAAAGAAGAGCTTTTGTTTTTGTTTGGTGTTAGTCGTAGTACATCTGAATTTTGTACTCATTGTGTACCTTATGAAATAGATATAACAAGATGTCCTAAATGTGGCTCTTCTGACCATACTATTAACCATAGTGGAGCAGAAACATGTTTAAATTGTGGAAACAAGTTTTAGTTTTGTGTTATAAATTGTTTTTTACAAAGCATTAATCTAAAATAGGTTAGTGCTTTTTTTATTCAGTTAATTATTGTATATTGCGAAAAACTTTTTAAAATGAAAAGAAACGTAAGAGTACCTGACTTTGTTGCTGAACAAATGGGGTTAAGTGTAAATAAGTCAAGACAATACAAGTTAACAGAAGAACAGATAACCGAAAGAGATAGACTAATATTATTATCTCGTAATCAAAAAAGGGAATTTGTAGAAACTCAAAAGAAGTTAGATAAGAATGGAAAACAAATAAGTTCTATTGAAAAATTACAATCAAAACCTATTGATGTTCCTAAACACTTTGAAATAGTTAAAATAAGTACTTCTAAGACTACTGGTCAACAATGGGTACAATATGCACCACCTAAAGAAAATGAACAGTTAGAAAGTATTAATTTTGATGATATAATACAAAGAAACTTATCTAAGTTAAAGGATATAAATGTAAAATCAATTAGTGAAGATGGTTTAGGATTTTTCTATAAAACAAACGACTTTGATACTATCACTTATTCAGACACTCATATAGGAATGGATACTAATAAACATGGTACTTCTATGTATGCTGAAAAATGGAATAAAGAAAGTATATTAAATACTTGTGATGAAATAGTGCAACACACTTTATACAACCAAAAATCAAAAACTTTGATAGTAGATGATTTGGGCGACTTCTTAGACGGTTATAATGAACAAACAACTAGACAAGGTCATAAGCTACCTCAAAATATGACTAACAGCGAGGTGTATGATTTAGGTTTAGAATTTAAGTTGAGGTTATGCGCTAATCTACAACCGTTCTATGAAAAGATAATATTTAACAATATTAATAATGATAATCATTCTGGAGATTTTGCATACTTTGTTAATAGTGCTTTTAAACAAATAACAGAAATGTTATATGATAATGTAGAAGTAAACAACCCAAGAACTTTTATAAGTCATTATATACAAGGTGATGTTTGTTTTTTAATATCTCATGGTAAAGATGATAAGGCTTTAAAGTTTGGTTTTAAACCTCATTTAGACACAAAGCAAATTGAAAAGATAGACCAGTATATTAAAAGACATAATCTATACGGTAAAGCTAAAAGATACATATTTAAAAAAGGTGATAGTCATCAGGCTTTATTTGATTTAAGTGGTTCAGATGACTTTGACTACTTTAATTATCCAGCTTGTTCTCCTTCTAGTGAGTGGGTGCAAACCAACTTTAAAAAAGGTAGAAGAGGTTTTGTATTTGAGAGCTTTAAAGGAGTTAATTCTACTCAAAATATAAAGTTTTTGTAATTTTTATTTAATTTTATTTTGTAGTTTAAAAATACTTTGTAACTTTGGAATATCAATAAGGAATTAAACAACTAAAAAAATAGAATTATGGAATTTATACTAGGATTTATAACAGGAGCTGTAACAATACACGCAATAGAGTTAATAAAGGTATACAAGGAGTATAGACATATTTATTCAGAATGTATCAAAAATGAAACAAAAGAGGATTAAAACGTTTAAAAAGTATCAAAAATGAAACATTATGGATATACAAGTAGGTCAAATTTGGGAGGTAACATCTTCTAGTTTTTTAACATCTGGAGAAAACACAAAGTTCAATAGACAAGTTATGTTAAAAAAAGGAGAATTTATAGAAATAAGATACCCTTATGAATGGCATTTTAGAACTGAAGATGATTTTTATTTTCATTGTAATCCAGAAACCATTTTATTGAATTGTAAGTTTATAGGAACTATATATGAAGAAATAAGATTTAAAAAAAATGCAAAACTTGAAGAAATTTTAAGGCTTGAATTATACGAAAAATAAAAACTGAAACATTATGAAAAGAATTTAAACTAATAAAGTCTAACAGACTATAACACGACAAAGTTGGCGAACTGATACGTAACTACAATTATTTAAAAACCAAATCAAATTAAAAAACGTACTAATTGTGGGACTTTGAAAAATCGTAAAGGCGGTCTATTTGTTTAGTCCGCTTTTTTTATTATATTTGCGTATGAAGTTTTTTAAAAACATAAGAAAAAAGAACTTGTTGATTGATTATAAAGAATTAAAAGAGCGTATGTGTACGGTTGATAGGGCTTTAATTGATGGTGCTATTGACTGGTATTCATGGTTTTTTATAAAAGAAGAAATAAATAGTCAGTTAGATAAAATCAGAAAGGAATATAAAAGTTTATGACTAGAGAATATTATTTAATTTCTGTTAACTCTGGTTATCCTAATGTTATGGAGTTGCTAGATGTTTATATTGATGAGGTTTTAAAAAAGCCTAGTTTAAAAAGTGTAAAACCTTTTATTTATCGAGCTGTTAACATCAATCAATTAATAAAGTTATTAAATGTACACTTTAACGTTAATTATGTTTTTAAAGGTAATGATATAATAAAATACTACTAATGAATTATAAAGAATTAGCAACAAATAAAAGTAATTGTATAGAGTCTATCAGAACGCAATTAAAAAGCCTTAGAAAATCTAAAGGAAGGTTTAAAGGTAAGTTACACGAAATAGAACAACAACAAATAGATTTTTGCAAAGAATCTCAAAAGATAATCAAAGATACTTGTTTTGTTTTTGATTGTAATGAAAGTGATATTAATTCTATATTACAGATATACGAATTAGGGGTTATTAATTACGATTTATTAAAATTAAATTTAAACTACGATTGAAACTAATTGAAGATAAGAAGTATAAAGGTATAGGAAATTGCCTTATACACGCTATAAAGTTTAAATTGAGATACGGTGGTAGTATTTACGTTGTATTTCAAAAAAGAAAGTTCCCTAGTTTTAGAGTTAGGTTAGATGGTGTTAACTACGGTTTTGCACCAATAGATAAAAAAAGTAATACATTTTATTTCATTGGTAGTACAGTTTTTAAATAAAATTTAAAGTTTTTTCTTAAAATATTTGGTAAATTAAAAAAGTTCTTTAACTTTGTAATAACAAAACGAGATAAAAACAATTAAAAATTAGAATTATGGGAAGTTTCAGTTGGAATAAAGCAGATGAATTAACAAATATTGAGAACATATCGTATGGTAGTGTTTTTAAATTTTTAATACCAAAAGAATTTGGAGGAGGTTACATTAAAGATACATACCAAGACTATGGGTTTTTAGGCACTAAAGAAAACGGTGAGCCTAAATATGATATGTATGAATTATTAGCATTTTGGAATGATGCCGACGGTTTGAATTATGATGGTGAAAAACCTTTATTGAAAGAAATTGATGATTACACAGATAATAACAGAGAGAAAGGGATAGATATTGGTTGCCATGATGAAGAAGTATTACTTTTAAAATATCCTTTAAAGTTAGTTTCAGCGTCATACAAGGGGTGTTATGAGGATTTAGATAAACCAAGTTTTGTAGACCCAGAGCAGGGTTTTAGAAAAAGAAAAAGAGGTTCTTTTATTTATTAACTAACATGTAAAGTCTACCAACAACAAAACAAAACCTACATTATTAGTTTAGTGTAGGTTTTTTAGTTTAAATGTTTTTGTTGAATTTTGTATCTTTGTTTAAAATAGTATTTTATGAGTGAAGAAATTTTGAAAGATGTCAAAGGTTATGAGGGGCTTTATAAAGTTAGTAACTTAGGTAGAGTTAAAAGTTTGGATAGACGTGTTGTAAGTAGAGGGGGTACTCGATTAGTAAAAGGTAAGTTGTTAAAAAACAATTTAGACCATTATGGATACTTAAATGTAACATTAAGCAATTCAGGAAAAACAACAACTAAAAAAGTGCATAAATTAGTTGCTATTGCTTTTTTAAATCATACACCTTGCGGTTCTGAATTGGTAGTTAACCATATAGACATTAACAAAACCAATAATAATGTTGAAAATTTAGAGATAGTAACTACTAGAGAAAACTCAAATCAAAAGCATTTAAAAAGCTCTTCTAAATACGTTGGAGTTCATTGGAAGAAATCTAGAAATAAATGGCAGTCTACAATAAGAATTAACGGTGTTAAAAAACATTTAGGTAGTTTTGATTGCGAAATAGAAGCTCATCAAGCTTATCAAAAAGCGTTAAAAGAAATATCTTAAATGGAGATAGAGTTTGATATAAATCTTATAGCTAATAAGAAGCACCGTAAGTTAATAAATTCTGATTACGAATACATCGTGTTGTGGGGTGGAAGAGGGTCTGCAAAAACAAGTGATGCTATAAAACTACTTGTTCTTGAGTGTTTAGCTTTAGATAGCTTTAAATGTGTTGTAGTGTTCCCTAATCAAGGAAATATAACAGAAGGTGTTTATAGTGAGATAAAAGATTTTATAGTTAATTATGGGTTAAGTGAGTTGTTTACATTTACAACATCACCACATAAGATACTTTGTAATGTCAACGGAAATCAATTTTCATTTAAAGGGGGTCAAGAAAAGAATCCAAAAGGTTTAGGAAAAACAAATAGAGCTTTATTTGAAGAAGTAGATACACATGATGAAGATGTTCACGATAAGATATTAACTTCGCTTAGAAGTGATAAAAGTGGTCTTAAAGTTTATTACACGTTTAACCCTGAGGCTGAAAAAATTAAATATACTGACCATTGGGTATATAAAAGGTTTTTTAAGGAGCAAGTTAATAAAGGTGTTAATATTTATGATACTTTTAATTTTGATACTGAAATAATAAACCCTTTCACAAAAGAAGTAAATGTATTTAAAGGAATATCAATACATAGCACTTATGATGATAATAGGTTTTGTCCTATTGGATTGATTAATAATATTGATAAATTCAAAACACTAAATCCAACTAAATACAAAATTTGGCGTCACGGAAAATGGAGTGCAAAAGATAACTTATACCAGTTTGCACATTTATTTAAAGAACATAAACACGTTAAAGAAGTTGAAATAAAAGAAGATTTCCCTATACATTTAAGTTTCGACCAGAACAAGCGCCCTTATTCTAGTTGCTTAGTTTTTCAGACATGGTTAGAAAAAGATGTTATTAAGATAAATATAATTGATGAGATTTGCCTACCTCCCCCAGCTAACTCTTCAGAGCATACTTGCGAAATAATATCAAGAAAATATAGTAATCATAGAATGTTATTATATGGAGATTATAGTGGTAATAATGAGAATCAAAAAATAACTAAATCAGCTTATAAGAATCATTACGATTTAATTATAGATAAATTAAGACCTTATCTAGCTCAAACATATTGGAAAGTATTTCCACAACCTAGAAAAGACCCTAGACAAGATATAGTTAACATGATATTAGAGGGTAGCAACGGTTATGAGTTAACCATAAATCCTAAATGCGTTAACACTATAAACGACTTTGAACAATTAGAAGTTGACCAAAACGGTCACTACGTTAAAGAAAAAGGGAAGGATAAAGATGGTAGAACAGTTGAGATATTAGCTCACTGTATGGATACATTTGTGTATTTTGTTAATGGTTGTTACCCATCATTATTTAAGAGATAATTCTTAGTATATTCATCCTTAAGTGTTAAGTTGTACTTGTTTACATAATATTCTAAATCTTTACCATTCTTAATTCCATTTCTCAATGTAGATTTATTTATATTGTTGTTGTTGTATATCTCACATAAATTGTAATATTTTCCATTGTATAAAGCGTATAAAGTATTTCTCCTATTAAAAGATTGTTTCTTTTTGCTTATAAATCTACAATTAGAAGGTGTGTAATTTCCGTTAACATTAATTCTGTCTAGTGTTAAATTATCTGAATATCCATTTTCTTTAGACCATTTATTAAAATTATCTATTGATGAACGCCATTCTAAACATACTTTAACACCTCTACCGCCATAATTTTTGTAATTCGTATCTTTTTCGTTGTAACACCTTGAAATCATATGTTTATATATAGAGTAAATTCTATCATTAGATAATAGATGTTTAGTGTTTTTTACTCCAGTTGTTTTATAACCACACTTTTTGCAAGATTTAGTAGCTCCGTTTTTAACATGACAATATTGATATTCTGAAATATCTCCACAATCACATTTAAAAATCCCTCTTCTTCTAACTGTTTTATAACCCTCTCTTTTAACTATACCTAAATCTTGTATAAGTGTTAATTTATTGTATTTAATCATAAATTTTTAATTTTAAAAGCTAACCGAATTAACGACTAGCTTTGTTGTATTTTTAAAAGTTGTTTAGTATTCTTATTTTCAGTTAGTTAACACAAACGGCATTAGTATCACTTTCTTCTCGTTCCCAAGATTCATATTGTTCAGTAGAAATAAACTCTCTGTCTTCAAATATGCCTTTGCTTGGGCTATAATAAACGGGGTTAAATCCGTTACCCTCATCATCTTTACTTGTTACCACTTGCATTTCAAGTGTTTCTGGGTTTTCTTGTGCAAATTTATTTAACCCATCAATATATTCTTTTAAAGTCATAATATTAATTTTTACTATTTTTGTTTTATATTTATGTTTTTAATGTAAAAATTACAACAATAGGTAACTTTATTCGGTTGTTAGGCACAATTAAGCGAAGTAACCCGCAATTGCCTTGGGTCTTATTATAAAATACTCCTTGTCGTTTAATTTTATTGAGTTGCTGTACATATATTCATCACATACAACTAAATCACCCAATTCAATTGCTCTGCCCAATGCCTCGTAATTAACATTTTTAGCAATTTTCACTACTTTGTATATTTGTCTGTGTTCTGTCCTTTCAATTAACACTTTACCATTAGCTAATGTTAATTTCTCAATTGAAGTTCTCTTTTTAAACATAATTAACTGTGCCTAACAATTTGTATAATTCAGTTGGCTGTTAAGCTATATTTACCAACTTTAGCACATTTAATTAAGTTTTGTTCGGTTAACATGGTTAGTGCTATTAATTCCAACCGAAATCATACAAGTGGTCGTTAACTAACCTTAGTTATATCTTTTAAAAACTCATCTACTTGGAATTTAGACCTTTCAACCGCTTTATCAAAAAGAACATCTAAACTCTTTTCATCAACATCTAATAAGTTTCCAAATACTTTTCTTACTTTTCTAGTTATAAAATAAAAGAATTGATTTGTCTTTTGTTTAAACTCTTTAACAAAGATACTATCTCCTTTTATATTTGAGTTTTTAAGCTCTGATAGTGCTATTTCTAGCCCTAGAGTCCAAATGTATGCAGTTACTAAAAGTAAATGGTTTTTAGTTACTTTGTTTGGTGCTGGCTTGTAATCTTTTACGCTTACTAATTTTTTATTCATAATATAAGTTTTATATTTTTTCTTTTATAAACATTTCGATTTCATCTTGTGTAATTGGTGTCTTTTCTGAGTCTTCATTGTACCAATCAACAAACTCTATTAATAACCCCATTGAGTCTCTAACAAATTTAATATTAACATTAATACCCTTATTAATTTCTTGTTGTATTTTTTTATCAAATGCTTCGTATATTTCCTTTTGTAATAGTCCAAGCTCTAACTGTTTTGTCATAGTTCTATTTGTTTTATTTGTGCGTTTATAAAATCTCTTTTTTCAGTTAACCTTTTTAGTCTTCTTTTCTTTACAGATGTCTGTAATCCAGTTTGGTATCCTATTATAATACCTATTAAAACACCAAAAATACAAAATATTATTTTAATCCCCATAATTTAATTTTTTAATTTAAAGCAAAGTTAGTAATTATTTTTAATTAGACAAATTTAATACTTTTATTTTTTTTCCGTTAGATGTAATTAAAATAAAAAATCTATAATCACAGTCGTTACAAACCTTAACGTGTTTAGATAGTTTTTTATCATCTTTTAATTCCCCACTACATCTAGGTCAGTACTTTATATCTTTACTCATGTTTTATTTATTTAATACTATCCCTATATCCATTGAAGTTTAAATTACTTATAGATAACACCTCTTATTCTTAACTCTTTTTTATTATTTTTATTTTTTTTCTTCTTTGGTTTTGTAGATACATATTTATTAACAAGAAAAGAATCAATAAGTTCTTTAAATAACTCTAAGTACTTTATGTCATAGCATTCTGTTTTACCAGAAAAATTTTTATTAGGCTTATATCTAAGTCCATTAAAAATAGTATGTAATGTCCTTTCTATCATTTCAGCGTTCTTTATTTCTAAAACCTTTATAACTCTCCAGTTATAAGGGAAGTCTTTTTTGAATCTATCTTTTATATACTTTAGCCTTGTAAATCCTATTTTTAAAAATCTTTCTTTTTCATCATCAGAATAACATTCTATTAGGTATATTTTATTTTTATTATACCTTTCATTATACTGCTTGTCGTTTATCTTTTTGTTTATTAATTTGTAACTCATTTTTACTTATTATATATTATAATTAACTAATGCTTAGAGAGAGTTCTTGAGTTAAAAGCATAGTAGTATTACCCCTAAACTAGAATATTAATCTAATTTGAGCTGTACTATACTTTTAAAACGAATTAACTAACAAATGCTTGTCGGTCGTCCTATCGTTATTAAGCACTCTAATTACTCGATAGTAGCATTAGAGATGAAGTCTATTTTAGAAACTATCATTCCGTTGTTCAGGCTCTCTTCTTTTGTAGCACCTTGCAAATATGAACACCCCAATGGTTTTGCACTTAATTTATACCGCCACCGTATTAAACCAACCAGTATAAAGTTTTTTATTTTAAGGCATAAAAAAAGCCTACTCCAAGTCCGCACTGAGTAAGCTTTTTAAACGTTGCATTGCAACAAATATCTTTAGAACTTATCTAAATGCGGAAATAGACAATGCAAATATAAACATATTTTATTAAAAGTCAAGCGAAATGATAAAAAAATTAATTCAAATTATATTTTTCTCTTGAATCATCATAAGTAATATAATAACCAACGGCTTGACATTCATCTATTTTGTGCCATTCTGCTAGATAATGATACATATCAATACTATTGCAAATTATTTCTAAATCACAACTTTCACCATCTGGATATATAGAAATAAATTTAATCATATAACGGCTCATCTTCAAATCCACTATTCAAAGCAATAGCATATTCTAACTCTAGTTTCTGTTTAGGTGTTAAGCAAGATAATAGATAATTTTCTTTTATGTTAAAATCGTTTAAAACCTTTTCCAAAGATACACCATTTTCAACAAGAAACAAAATCTTTTTTATTTGTGAAGTTTTCATATTTTATCTATATTGAAATATTCTAAAGTTAACCTATATTCAGAATTATCTTCTAAAACTTTAATGTGTATTTCTCTTATAATATTACATATCCTAACACTAAAGTTTTGTGTTATAATATATTCATTCTCTCCATAGTACTCATCAATAACTTTATAACAATTCTCAACACTAGAACAAACACCTAAAACATCTAATTCTGAATCTTCAAAATCAAACTCATGTATAATTATAACTTTTTCCATAATACAAATTTAAACTAAAAAAACTTTAAAATAATTTGTTTAAGTGGTTAAAATAGTTTAAATGTTAATTTTAAATTACTTATATTTGTAGTTGAAAACCAAAAAGTTGGTAACTAAATGAGTCTTGAAATACTTTTTGATGTAGTTTTTAATGGTGTAACTTGGAAAGGTTACGAACATTCAACTAAACTACAACATACATATAAAACTTTCTTTAATGGTTCTAAAAAGGATTTAAAACCTTATTTAAGGACTTTAAAGAAAAGAGAAACTAGCGAGGAGATTGAATCACGTTTAGAAGCGTCTAACTTCCTTAATAAAGCTCTTTATAATTCACTTAAAAAGAATTTAAACAGTTTAAGTTTCAAAGATTACAAGGTTACACAACTAGAAGAAAATGACTTAGTAAATGAAAATTTACGTTTGTTTTTCGATGATAGACCAATAGACGAGTATATATTTAAAGTTCTTTTAGATGACACTTTGCTAGACCCTAACGGATTAGTTTACTTACAAAAAGAAGATAAAGTTTCTCCAACTTTTATAAATTCAGAAAATATACTTTGGAAAGAAAAGAAAAACGGAGCTTTTCAATTTGTAGTTATAAAAAAGTCTGATGGTTATATAGCTTTTTTAGATAGTAACGTATTTAATTTCACAGAGTTAGAGCAAGGAAGTTGTAAAAAAGTAGAAACTTTTGAAGATTTAGAAGAGGGTGACATTGAGTTTCAAGGAAAAAAGTACAATTTAGAAGTAACTAAAGGTTATGACTTTGCTCCTTTTGTTTCGGTAGGATTTATTTATTCAATAGAAAATAAAAGTGTTTACTTATCTTATTTTGATAGTGCGGTTAGTTACTTCAAGAAGTTGACTAGCTTAGTATCAGAACATGATATTACAGAGCTTAAACAAGCATTTCCAAAGATATTTGCATACGAACAAAAATGTACTGGTGAGGGTCCGACTAAACCATGTGATAATGGTACTTGCACAACTACTAACGAAACTTGTAAGCGTTGTGGTGGTACTGGTGTAATATTATCAAAAAGTGGTCAAGATATAGTTACTATACCAATTCCAGATAATAGAGGTATTGAGGAGTTTGTGGATTTATCAAAATTATACTATGAGCATCAAGCACCTATATCAACGTTAGAGTATCAAAAGAACGGTATTAGAGAGGTTTTAGAAGATGCTAAGGCTAGCATATACGGTAAAGATGACGTTGAGAACGTAAATAAGACTGCAACAAGTAGATTAATAGAGGTTGAAAAGTCAAATCAAGCGTTATATCCATTCGCTAACAACATAAAAAGAATTTATGAAGTAATAGCAAAACAATCTAGCTTATTATTGGGTCAACCAAATAATGATTTTGAATTTACTTTCCCTCAAAAGTTAATCGAATTAAACGAAAGCGAGTTAATAGAATTAATTAAGGAAGCAAAAGAAAATAGTTTACCACAAAGTATAATTCAAGAGTACGAAAATAGATTAGCTAAAACGGTATTTAAAAACAATAAATACAAGGCTAAGATACATGACTTAGTAATTAAGCTAAAGCCTTTTAATGATAGTCCTAAAGCTGAAATATTAGCGCTTAAAGATACTGGTTTAGTAAATGAAGACGATGTTATATTAAACTTAAACTTTGATAGGTTTTTAAAAGAAATTGAAAGGGGGTATTTAGAAAGTCAATCATCTATTATTGATGCTCCTATAAAAGAAGTTGAAACAAAGATATTAGATAGATTAAAAGAGTTTAAAAAAGGAATTGAACCACAAGAACCTAACTTTAATATATGAGTTTAGAAAGTGATTTTAATAAAGCTACAAAAGAACTTGATAAAAGGATTGAGAAAGTAAGAAGTTACGAGGCAGAGATTTTAAAAAAGGGGCGTTCAATTCAAAACAAAGTTTATACAGAATTATTAGATAAAATACTTTCTGAATTAGATAAAGATGAAAACGGTATTATTAAAAATACTTTAAAAAATAGAACAATAACCAATAGGTTAAACAAAATATTAAGTAAAGACAAATTAGAAGATTTAACAACTTACTATATCAATTCAATAGATAACATATCAGCAAGTAATAACAAACAATTTAGCGTTTACTACAAAACTAAAACAGATATAGATAAAGCTATTCAAAAGCGTGTTTATGGAGGTTTGGGAATTGCTAAGAATAAAATAGTTGAAGGTAGTTTTTTAGATAGTAGCATAAGTTTAGAGCCGTTAAGAAGAGATTTAAACATAGAGTTTTTTAAGGCTTTAAATGGTAATCAAAGTGTTATCGACTTAAAAAAAAATGTTAGGGAAATTGTAAAAGGTTCTGAAGGTAAAAATGGAGTGTTAGAAAATCATTTAGATACTTATGCAACTGATAGTTTAAATAGTGTTGATAGTGCTATTAGTGAAATGTATTCAGAGGATTTAGGAATGGATGCTTTTAGATACTTTGGAGGTTTAAAAAATAACACTAGAGATTTTTGCAAACATCGAAATGGTAAGATAATTACTAAAAAAGAGGCTAGTAAATGGGGTACAAAGGATGATGATTTAGGTGGTTATACAAATAAGTATTTAGGGCAGTTTCAAGGTAAGAATAAGGGGTATAATCCTTTAGTTGACAGAGGAGGTTATAATTGTAGACATAAATTAAATTACATAAGTAACGATTTAGCCGTGTTGTTACGTGATGATTTAGAAATAGATGAAAACGGTAAATTAAATAAATAAACAATGATTAGATTATTTAGACAAAGTGACAAGGGTTTAAAGGAAGTATCAGAACAAAGATACAAAGACTTTAAAGAGGTATTTCATAGAAAAGGATGGAGAGTGTTAGCAGAAGGTGAAGAAGCTCCAACAGAAGAGGTTAAGGAAGTTAAAACAAAAGAAAAGCCAACACCTAAACCACCAGTAAAAGAAGAACCTATCGAGATTGAAAGAACTGATGAAGTAGAGGAGGTTAAGCCTAAGAAAAGAGGACGTAAAAAAAAGGAAACAAATAAATAAAATATATGTCGTTAGATATACGAGAGGTGGCGAAAATCCTCTATAAAAAAGACGTTGAAATTAATGAGGGTGACAACCCTATAGAAGTATTAACAAAACTTCAAGAGGAATTTGTATCAAAGCAATCTGAAATAGCAGAAAGCAAGTACAAACATGGATTTAAAAATGGAGCTAAAGAAAGCGAAAAGAGTTTTAAATCAGCTTTAGGGATAGATGACGATTTATTCGGCCAAGAGTTGGTTGATAAAGCTCGTGAACGTTACGAAACTGCATTAACTTCTAAGGGCGCAAGTGCTGATGAGTTACAAAAGTTAAAAGACGATTACAACGCTAAAATTAAATCTTTTGAAGAAAACAAAAATGCTTCTGAGAATGAATGGAAGTTGAAGTATGAAAACTTAAACAACGAAATTGAAAGAGCTAAAAGAGAAAATAAAATAAACTCTTATATAGCTAGTGATTTAACAAATGCTGATTACAATTGGCAATCTGATTCAGAGTTAAAAAACTATCAAATTAGCGTTGTAAAAGAACAGATTTCTAAACTAAATATTAAAGAAGATGCAACAGGTATTTTTATTATGAATGCTGACGGCTCTTTAAAGACTGATAGTTTAGGAAATGTAGTAAGATTTGAAGATGAAAAGAATAAAATTTTACGCGCTATTGTTGGTACTAAGTCTAGTAATTCAGCACCGTCATTTTCAACAACTGGCTCACAATTAAGTATTGAAGCTCTTAAAGAAAAGTTAGACACTTTACCAAAGGGAAGTGAAGAATATAAAAAAGTGAGCAAAATTTATACAGAAAAATTATATAACACTTAAAAAAAAGAAAAATGGCAAAATCGTGCGTAATCGATGAACACTTATTATTTTCAAAAGCTGATGAAGTTTTTGAATCAATGGAATACCAAAAGAAAAGACGTGTATTTAACGCGTTAGACTCTTTTAGTGGTACCTTCTCAAACAAAGGGTTAGTACCTTCTCTTAATCAAAATGATACAAGAGTAAAGATTTATTGGGATAACATTTGTGATTCAACAGTAGTTGCTTGTGACACTTCTTGTACACCTGCAGGAACTTCAACAGATGGGATTGATTGTCAGGAATACACAATGACACAATGCGCTCAAATTGATTTTAGTATTTCTACTGGTGATTTTGAGGGGTTAGAAGGATTTAAAGTTTTAAACGAAACTTTAGCAGATGAAATTATCAGAGGTGAAGCTTCTTTAATTGAATCTCATGTTATACCTTATTTATTGAATACTATTGATGCTAGTGCTGGTGAGAACAAGTTTACTTTAGACACTACTAAAACAGTAACACCTACTGAAACTACTATTCCAGCAACTCAATGGAACTCACAGTTATTAGGTTATTTTAGACAAGTTGAAGACTTTAATAAATACTCTAACCCTCGTATTTTATCAGGAAGCTATGCTTTACAATCTGATGTAATTAACAAGGAAATGGGGTACGGATTAGATGTTGAAAATAGAGGTTATCAAGCTTTAGGTATGAACTTCGATGTTGTAAACATTGCTAAAGTTTTATCTACTACTGATACTTACATGTTAGATGCTAACAGATGGAGATTTGCTAGTAAGCATGAATATAAAAATTCAGCTCCTAGTATTGCTTATCCTGACGGTGCAGCGTGGTCTACATGGTCTATTCCATCTAGATTTATTCCTAATTTAAGAATAGATATGGCTCATAAAATAGAGTGTGAATCTGAAAAGAACATCAGACACTATTTTAGAATGAGAATCAACTATGATATGTTTGAAGCTCCAGCTGATTTATGTGATGGAACTGCAAGCGTTTTAAAGTTTGTTTGTGCTTAAAAATAATTAGAGGGTTGAAACACACCCTCTTTTTAATCTGCTTCGTTGGTCGAGAGGTTAGGCGGTGGTCTGCAAAACCATGTACACAGGTTCGAGCCCTGTACGAAGCTCAAAAAATTAATTAAATGGATTGTATAAGTAATACTATAATAGGCTTAAGTCAAACGGGATGTGATTGCTTTGATGCTGGTAAGCCAATAGATTATAACACTTCTGATAGTGGTTTGTTTATTACTGATGTAATGGACTTGTTTACGATAGAGGATTTAACAGATTGTAACAAGGGTGATGTTTGGCAACTTTTAGAAGATAGTAGAAAGTACGGTATTAAACATTTTAAAAGAAATTTTAAATCAATGTTTAACAAGTATTTTAAAAAGGATTATAGAGATTGTAAAACACAAATAGGAAGCGACAAAAGAAACGGCAAGGTGTATACTGGAACTTCTACATGGTTAGGTTCAAGAATAGAAGCTAATAACTTAACTGGCTCTTACATTACAATAAAAAATATAAATACTTATTTCATTGAAAGTGGGACAGTAGATTTACATATTTATTCTAATTACTCAGGAGATGTTATTGATACAATTACATTAAACACAACTGCAAACAAAAAAGAAGTAAATAGAGATATAAATATTACTTTACCTTTATTTGAAAGTGATTGTGAAGATTTAGAATACTACTTTATATACGAAATTCAAGGAACAAATGTACCTCTAGTAAACGCTTGTTTTTGCGGTTGTGGCTCTAAAAAATGTTATTCACGTTTTTACAACATGAATGGCATAGAATATCCAACTTTTCCTAGTGACTTTTCAGATTATGAAGTAACTAACGCTAGTTGTAATGGTATTGAAATAGAAGTTAACGCCTTTTGTAATGAAGCTGACATACTTTGCCCTATTGACTATACAACTGATAGAGGTAGTTTAGTAGCGGAGTTAATACAGTATGAAAGTGCTTTATATTTGATTAATAGAATGTTAACAGGTCAAAGGTATAATTTTGATATTGAAACTTTGAACAGGAAAAAGAAATTAATACTAGGGACTATCGACCAGTATAAGGACGATTTAATTGCAGAGTTAAGAGAAAACACACCTGATTGTATAAGTTGTCAAGGTTGGGCGAATAGTAGATTATTATAATGCCAACTTTAGAAGAACATATAGCTAAATTAAGACGTTTTGAACAAGTTTATAGACCCGAGTTATTCAAAGTTTTAGAGCGTGCTTTGTTTGACGTTAAAGACCAAATAAGTAATAGAGTTGTTGAAACTGGAAAGGATGCAGAAGGACAATTTTTTAGTAATTATTCAAAAGGTTATAAAAAAGTAAGAGAATCAAAAGGTTTTCAAACTAAATACAAAAACTTTGCAGTAACAAATGATCTTTGGAATAGTTTGGGAATAACTTTTAAAGAAGATACAGGAGGAGCTTTTATAATGGTACTAGAGCCAATAGGGGGGCATGACAACACAACTTTAAGCAATAAAGAATTAATGTCAGTACTTGAAAAACAAGAGGGTAAAGATATTTTAAAATTAAGTAAAAAAGAATTAAGACTAATTGAGATAGCAATGCAAAACGCTTTCACAAGGTTATACAAACAAATAGTAGGTTAATGGTAAGTAATATAGTAAGCATACTACAAACAAATTTAAACGCTTTAGGAGTGTTTGATATTATTGGGGGTATTTCAAAACCTATGCCTTTTGGGATGGGAGAAACAAGAAAGATATTACCATTTGATTGTGATAGTACTTTAGATGACTGTAAAAAAGGTACTGAATTACAACCTAGTGATAGATATAAAATGTTTGGTTTTTTTGAACAGTTGGAAAGTATAAGTGAAGTTGATGAGTTTAAAAAGCAATCAAGGTACAAGAGTAAACTAAGATTTAACTTTTGGTATAACTGTAACTCAATAACAGTTCAAAATCAAGGCAATGATATTGATTGTTGTGATAAGAAAGGATTTATAACAGAATCTATTTTAACAACTATTAAACGTTCTAATTTGTCAAGTGATTTGTTCAGTTATACGAGCTTAGAAAACTTTAGTATTAATGATTACGATTTTAAAGGTTACACAATAAACGAAAGATATAAATATCATCCTTATTATTCATTTAGTATTGATTTTGAGGTTTATTTTATTTTAAATAAAAATTGTGATAATGCAATTGATATAACACTAATAAAAGAAGTATGTTAATATTTTTATACGCACCATTAATAGCAATTACAGCCTATGTATTTAAGGAGTTTTTAATACAAGAGGGGGAATTATTACAATTTTACGGTAGGTTTCTAAATAAAATAGAAAACGACAATATAAGAAAGCCTTTAGGTGGTTGTTTACAATGTTTTAGCGGTCAATTAGCTTTATGGAGTGGCTTGTTTTTTTTAAAGCCTAATCCTTTTGATTTAATAATACTTATTTGTTTAACAATTTTTAGCACAATAATAATAGACAGATTTATATGATAAACGAACCTATAAAATACGACTTTAGTAAGGTTTCAGAATTTGAAACAAAAGAGCATAAATATACTGTTCATTTAGACAGTATGAGCGCACAACGTTTTGAAACATTCCAACAAAAAGAAATAGCTTGTTTAAATTACTTTAGTTTAAATAATCCTATTGAGTATCAAAAAAGTTTATTAGATGCTTTTAATAAGCAAGAATTTGCTTTAATGGGTAAGTTATTATATGATAAACAATATCATTATTCAGTTGGTAAAGGTAACGCTGATTATATTTTAGAATACTGTTCTGTATTTATTTATAGAGAAGATGAAGATGCTATGTTTTATGATGAAAAGTTAGCAAAACAAAAGATAAAAGACTGGAAAGATAACAACATTGATATTACGTCTTTTTTTACTTTATCGATGATGGCAAGCCGAACATTATCGACAGCTTACAACGACTTTATCCAAAGCACTTTAAGCAAGGCAAACAAGAGCGAAAACAAGTAAAGAATATCTATGAAGAGTTGCAAGGTGTTTATGAATATTACAGCTCTTTATATTGGTTTTTAAGCAAAGGAGAAGCAAGCCAAGTAGATGCAGTTAAAAGGTTGGATATATTTGATTTTTATAACTTTTTAACAGTTTACGAAAAGGAGATTGAAAAGAAAAATAAGGAAATAGAAAAATTAAACAAAAAGAATGGCAGACGCTAGTTTAAGAATAGAATACGACAATAGTGATTTAAAGGCTGGTATAAGTCAAGATATAGACAATTTAAGAAAGTTGGCAGATGTTCAACAAAACTTAAATAAGGATATAGAAAACTCTTTAAATGACCAAGTTAATAGCAGAAAAAAAGGAACTGAACAATTAAAGAAAGAAAATACAGCTATTAAAAATCAAGTTAGAGAGCTTGATAAATTAGAGCGTGAATTGTTAGAAGTTGATAAAGCTAGTAAAAAGGCTTTTTCTGGTGATGAATCAAAACAATTTAATGATAATATAAAAAGTTCTAGTTCTAGTATAAAAGAGTTAGGTAAAAGTTCTGACAGTGTTTTTGGTGGTATTGGCGGTAGAATAAAAGACTTTGTTTTATCTCCTTTAGGTTTAGTTACAATAGCTGTTGGGGCAATAGGTAAACAATTCTTTGATTTAGGTAGTCAACTAGAACAAACAACACAAATAACAAACACTTTATTTGGTGATACAAATGAAGATTTAGAAAGCATAAGAAAAGAGGCTATATTAGTTGCTAATATATTTGACAAAGACGTTAATGAAGTGTTACTTTCTGCAAATAGTGTTAGTAAGAGTTTTGGAATTTCAGCAGATGAAAGTTTAGCTTTAATTCGTGAAGGTATAGAAAAAGGAGCAGACGTTAATGGTGAGTTTTTAGACCAATTAAAGGAATATCCAACGCAATTTAAACTAGCTGGACTAAGTGCAGAAGAATCAATAGCTATTATAACACAACAAGTCAAAAGCGGTGTTTTTAGTGATAAGGGGGTAGATGCTATAAAAGAGGCTACTATTTCTTTGCGTGAACTTCCGCCAGCTACAGAGGAAGCACTTGCAAGTATTGGTATTAGTGGCGCAGAAGTTCAAAAGCAAATACAAGACGGTACAAGAACTTATTTTGATGTTATACAAGAGATAAGCACTAAAACTAAAGAATTTGGAGAAGATAGTGTTGAAGCTGGTGTAATTTTAGCAGATGTATTTAGAGGTGCTGGAGAAGATGCAGGAAGTTTTATATTTAGCTTAGGTGAATTAAACACTAATTTATCAAGTGTACAAGATACTGGGTCAAGTTTAGATAAAGGAATAGCAAGATTAAAAGATATTTTTCAAGGTTTTTTCATTGATTTAATACAAGGTTCAAGCGTTATAACTAGAATAGGAGATGCTTTATTAGGGTTTGCAAACAGGTTAGATAATCTAATACAAGGTATTCAAGAATTTAATTTAAATAGGTTGACATCTTCTTTTTTGGATTTAATTGACACCGTTACTTTTGGAACTACTCAACTTGGTAAATACGCAGATGAGTTAAGAGAATTTGAAGATTTAACAGACGATATAATAGACGCTGTACAAGGTGAAGTTGAAAGTATAAGCACCCTAACTACTGGATTAGATGAAAATAATAAAAAACTACAAGATAGTAACTTAAGTACAGAAGAGGCGAATAGAATAAAAGAAGAAAATAAAAAGATAGTAGAAGAGTTAAACGAACGTTATCCAGAATTTACTGAAAATTTAGATTTACAAAGTGCGTCAACAGAAGAGTTAAACAGATTAACAAAAGAATTAACAGATAGTTTAATTGAGCAAGCTGGAGAGCAAATTAAAGCTCAAAAAAGACAAGAGTTTTTAAGGGAAATATTTGATGCTCAGATAGAATATAATAGAGCCGTAAGAGATGGAGAAGATGGGGTTTTTGGATTTGGAAGTGCAATAGCGGAAGCTGAAAACAGAGTTAATGAGGCTAAAGAGGGGTTAAATAATTTAGATAATACTGTTAACGAAGCTGTTGAAAATATAAAAGGTTTAGATTTAGAGTTAAACACAACTGCAAAAGGTATAGTTAGTGTTGTTGATGAGGCTGAAAAAGAACTAGCTAGACTAGAGAGATTAACAGATGTTAGTAGGTTTTTTGGTGGAGAACCAACAGATACATTACTTGCACAAATAGAAGCACAAAAGAAAGTTGTTGAAGATGCTAGAAAAGAACAACAAGACGCTTTAGATAAAGAATTAGGCGTTAATTTAGATAAAGAGGTTGAAAATGAAACTAAAAAAAGTAAAATATTAACTGATTCTGAGAAAAAAAGAAGAGATAAAGAACTTAAACAAGCTCAAAAACTAGCAGATGAAAGACGTAAAATTTTAGAAGATAGCGAAAACGAATACAATAAAAATATAGCTGATTTATTAGACCAAAGAACAGAGTTATACGCGGAAAGTGAAGCTGATAAAATACTTTTAGAAGAAAGTAGAGCTTTACAATCAATAGATAACTTAAAGGCTAATATTTTAGAAGAACAAGCATTATTACAGTTGGCTAGTGATAGAGGACAGCAATTTATAGAACAAGCTACACAAGAAGAGTTAAATGCTGAATTAGAAAAGTATAGACAAATAGTAACTTTAACAAGTGAACAAGAAGAAGCTATAAGAGATTTAAAGATAGATATTACTAAAAGAACTCAACAAGCATTATTAGAGTTGGAAATTAAAAACCAAAATGAGTTACTATCTTTAAGTGAGGATAGCACAAATAAAAAACTTAAACTTCAAGAAGCACAAGAACGTTTAGCAATTGAAAGAATTAACAATAACGAGGAGTTAAGCGAGGTTGAAAAAGAAAATAATATAAGAAAAATAAGACAACAAGGTTTAGGTTTTAAAGTAAATTTAGCAATACAAGAAAATGACTTAAAAGAAAAGCAGATAAATAAAGAAATTGAATTATTAAAAAAGCTAAATACAGAAGAGGCTAAATTGAAAATTCAATCTTTAGAGTTGCAAAAGAAGATAAACGCTGAGAATTTAGAAGGCACTATTGATAGTTATGAGAATCAAATAAAAGCAGGAGAGGAAGCTGTAAACAAAGCAGAGGTTATTGCAGAACAATCAAAACTAGATAATGCAATAGGTAAGATTTTCGGAGTAGAAAGTCCCGAACAAATACAAGCTATAAAAGACACATTTAAAACACTTGTAGATAATTTAGTTAGTATTTATAGTCAAGGCTTACAAAGACAGCTTGAAAGCAATGAAAGGCTTATTGATGGTATTAATCAAAGAATAGATGAGCAAGAAAGCGCGGTTGATAGAGAAATACAAAAAAACGAAGAAGGAAACGCTTCTAGTATAGCTTTAGAAGAAGAAAAACTAGCTAACTTACAAGAGCAAAGAGATAATGCTTTAAAGCAACAAGAGGAAATTATAAGAAGACAACAACAGTTAGAAGATTTACAACAATTAAGCGCATTAATAACATCTAGTGCTAACATAATAAAAAGCACATCTGTTTTACCTCCTCCTTTTAATGTTTTAACAGCTACAGCTTCAATAGGTGCTATGTTTGCTTTATTTGCTAAAACTAAATCAGACGCTAATAACTCGGTTAAGTTAGAGGAAGGTGGAACTATAAAAGCTGGAGATAACAAAGTAATACAAGGTAAAAGACATTCACAAGGTGGTGAGGACTTTTTAAAACACGTTGAAATAGAACAAGGGGAAATGGTAAGTGTTTTTAACAGAAAGGCTACTTCTAATTTTGGAAAAGAAATTGTTAACTTTGCAAATATGGTAAATAGTGGTAAAAAACCAATTTTACCTAATGGAGAAGTAGTTAGAAACCTACAAGATAAAGAAAGTAATTTAGCTATAAATCTAAATAGTAAATTTGACAGTAAAGAGTTAAAAGAAAACAACAAGAAAATGGATAGGTTAATAGATTTACTTTCAAATCAAAGTCAAATGATTAGTTCAAATGGTTATACAACTGTTAGAAAAGGGAACGTAACAAGAACTGTAAAGAAAGGATAATGTATAAATACAAAGTAACTTATTATACTAATTTAGGAGATAACTCACTTTTTGGATATAGAGAAGATTCTTTTTTTGTAGAACCTTTAAATTCTATAGAAATAAGATATTCAAGGGTTGAAGATGAAGTTTTTTTTATTCAAGATGATTTAATTTTAAAATTTAAAGGTGAAGACGCTGAAAAGTTAAAAAGTATAGAATATAATAGTTCTCATTTAGATTCTGTCATAGAAGTTTACAATTCTAATGTAGTTATATATAAAGGTGTTATAAATATACAAGAGTCAAAAAAGTGTGATTGTGATTTAGAATTAAGAGTTGAATCAACATCAATTGAAAAAACATTAATTGAGAATTGGGAAACTTCAATAAATGTTTTAGATGATAGACTAGTAAATATAACAAACAGTATAAATAAAATACCATCTGGTACTCAAAATAATTTAATTAGATATGATGAGTTATTTTTAGAGTTAGCTAAGTTTAGTAGTCCAGATATAACAGATTTTGAAAGCGAGTTTTTGAATGGTGTAAATGATTATGTTTATGGTGGTACTAATTATTTTAATGACTTATATATTTCTGAATCTAGTAATTTTATAAATAATGATACTCTAACTGAGCCAGCAAGTTATCAAGAGTTAAGTTTTAAAGATTTATATTTCATTTTAAAAACTAATTACGGCTTAAGAATATTTTTTGAGGGAACTAAAATAAGGCTAGAGCATTACACGTATTTATATAGTAATAGTGAAAATTTTGAACATAAAATAGAAAATTCATGTACTTACATTGATGAGTATAGGTCTATGAATCTAAATTTAACTGGAACGAATAAAAGTAATGACAAGTATAGAGGTGTTAAGGATATTAGGTTTCTTATTGAAGACCCTAACGCAAATGAAAACGACCCTTTAGCACAAATACTTATATGGCGTTACAGCAATAGAGCAGGAAATGTTATAAACGTTAAAAATGAATTTTTTGCAATAGCTGTAAGTTTGGTTGATGAATTTAATAATGATTTTTATTTAGTTTTTTCAAATTCTGGAACTATAAATTTGTCAAATGTTCCAACTTATGATAACTATCTTTTTCACTCTTTTAAATCCGAATATTTTGCTATAGGAAGAGAAAGATATGACCCGTTTTTCAGCTTTAAATCTTTTAGAAGTTTTAAAAATCCTAATTTAAATAAAGATAGTATCTATAATGTAGAAGGTAATGTATCTTGTTATTTTGATGGGGCTTTAGATAAAAATTACTTTTTGTTTAATGACTTATTGTCAGAAAATGAAAAATACAGAATAAAAGAATACACTATAAGTGTTAAAAATAAAAACATAACTTATAACGCTACTATTTTATGAAGCAACCCATACAAATATTAAACACAGTTTCAGATAACGCATTTATAGACTTAGATGCATTAAACACTACTTTAAAAAGTTGTGGAGAAGGTAATTTATCTATATTTGATTTTGAAAACTCACCTACATTTTACAGGAATACAAGTAAAGATGTAACACAAGTTAATTTAGCTATATATGATTTAAACAATGTAGAGGTAGAATTGATAGAAGGTATAAACTATACATCTGTTAATTTAGGTGAAGAGAACCAAATTTTTGTTGAATCAACAGTAACTAATTTAAGTGAGGGTATTTATTCTTATGTTTATGTTTTTGATTATTCTGACGCTACAAGTGATTTTTTCATATCGGATACTTATAGACTGTTAGATGTAGGTTGTTTGGATTATTTAGAGTATAGTAATAACTGTTCGTTGAATAACGTTTATTACAATAGAGTTGAAGGGTTTTCACATAAGATATACTTTGACAAAAATAGTGGGTATCAAACACCTACATTTGAATTTGTAGAAGAATTTGAAGAAGATGACATAGGTAATAAGAATGCAACAAATAGAGGTTTCAAAAAGGTTGAAGTATATAAGTTTTTCAACACAAATGAGCATCAAATAGATGTTATGAGTTATGCAACTACTTTTAATAACTTCAGTTTAGTTGTTAATGAAGTTTCTACAAATGATGAAATAATAGAGCGTATAATTTCAAACATAAATTTTAATAACGGTTGTTGTGTGTTTAATGCTGATATTCAATTTAGTAGAGAGCAAATAAATAATAGAGGTTGTTGTTCTTTAGATGTTTTACCTGATTGTGTAAACTACAAAATAAGTGATAGAAAGGTAGATTCTTTTATAGAAGAGAATGACTACGCAACAGCAGATACAACAAAAGTTTATTTAATATTAGAAAGTACACCTAGTAATAACTCACCATTTAAAGCTCATGTAGGAGAGTTGGCTTATTACAATGGTAGTGGTTGGGATTATGAGGAAGTTGACTATGTGTTAACAAATGATGGGTGGTATTCAAATGAAGGCTTACAGGTAAACATAATTCAATCTATTACTCAAACTATACCACAAGGTAAAAGTGCAGATGTTGTTATAGAAAATTTAACCGAAAATTATAATGTATGCTTATATTCTTCTTTTGAGGGTCAACAGTATGAATTAATAGGAGATTTTAACTATAGTGATTTAGTTTTTATTGGAAATACAACAACAATAAACGTAGAGTTAACAAGTGAGATTATTTCATCTTTAGATAATTACGATATTGACTTTAGGCTAGAGTGTAAGTTAAGTGGGTGTTTGACAACAGAAACAACATGGTCACAAACTTTTACATTGCAAGCTACAGCATAATTACACAAATATAGTTTTACTTTAATTAGTCAAGTATATAATTTAGCACTTATTAATTAGATTATAAACTTAAAATTTTTATTATTATGGCTTGTGTATCTTGCCCAGCTGATTGTTCAGCAAGTGTAATTTTACCTGCGGTTGGTAATGATTGTGCAGTATTTGACGACGCGGAAATGTCTGGTATATTTATTAGTTCTGAGGCTTTACCTAGTGTAAGCGCAGATACTAGTTATACTCCAGGAGATGATTCAACTACACTAACTACTTTTTCTGCTGATTTATTAGCTAGAATTGACAATTCAGATGTGTTAACTTCTGATAAGATTAGACACGTATGTATTGAGGGCTCTATTCCAGTTGCAGAAAGAGAAGAGTTGAGAGCTTGCAAGGGTTATGTTAAGGGTAAACCAACATTTACTTTTGACATGAAAGTATCAGATTTATCTCCAGAATCAGTACAATTTTGGCAGTATTTAGATAACTGTAATTTACCTGTTTATTTTTACATTTATACAGATTCTACAATTTACGGAGAAAACAAAGGAGCTACAGCTTGTCACGAATCATTCAAAGGCTATGTAACATTTGATGAGGAAGTAACAGAAGGTAGAGCTTTTAACAGCGGTACTTTAACAATTAAAGTAGATGCTGATGGTGGTTTAGCAAGAGCTTACACTAAACAATTAACAGGAATTAACTTATTCTAATATGGCTTGTTTTAATATGAGTGAACTCCCTTACTTATTAGTAGGGGAGGACGCTAACGGAAATATGGGTACACACGCTTTGGTTCTTAATTATTTAAGTCCTTTAACTTGTGATTACTCATTGGGAGATTGGAAAAACCACGTTATAGAAGTTGATGTGAACGGTAAGCCTAATATTAGAATGGTATTTGTACCTAGACAAGATTTATCATGTGCTAATTTAGGAAATTATCAGATTGATTTTTGTGGTTTGAAATTATTTTTAGTGATGGCAGATGATAACAAGCCAGCACTTTTATTTTTAACTTAATTATATGGCTACTAATTGCGGACAATATAAAAGTGAATTAGATTTACTTCACGAAATAGCGGACTCGCTTAGTGGTAGCTCTGGAGGTGGTAAAGACTTTGAGTTACAAGTTGTTAAAGATGCTAATGGTGATTTATTTCTTTTTAGACCTAAATTAGATGAGGTAACTGATACTTATACTTTTGACTACATAGATGCACAAAATAACGTAGTTAGTCCAGTAATGCCTGTAGAGGTTATAGGTAGTGACAGTTCATTTAACGTTGAGTTTATTAACGTTTGTATGACTGACGACACGCTGAACGATGGTACTGTACTAGTTAGCTATGAGGATATTTATTTAGTTAAATACGACGGAACAAGCGTAACATCTACATATTTAGGTTCATTTGCTGATAGTACTTTACAAACGCCTTACACACCAGTTGGGACAACTTATAAATGTGCTGATTATGGTGATAAACCCGAAACATCTATAAGTGTACAAGATGTGACTAATGGTACTTTTTCACCTGATTTATTAGCGCAACAAGTAACTATAAGAGTTATAACTGGTAACAACTCAACTTTTACAGATAGTAATTCAAATACTGTAACGTTAGAGGAGGGTGAGGTTTTAACATGGTTTTTAGCATCCGATACAATGGACGTAACACCAGTTTTAACTGTACCATTAGGAGAAGTAGTAAGAGTAACATATACATTTATACAATAATTATGGCATTAGGAGGCCCAATAACAAGACAAGAAGCCGCTAAAGTAATAACTAGCATCAAAGAAATATCTAAAGATACTAGTTATCAAAATATAGGCGGTATTTATATAGAAGACGGAGAAACAACACGTACAATGTGGGGTAAAACTAGTGGGACTTTAGCTATTGAGGACGTTACTTTTCCTAATGGTGGGTTTGCAGATGTTCCTACAGTTACATTTAGTGTCGTTGGTTCTTTGAGTAGCACTTCAATTAATAGTATTAGTAGCTCTTTGGTGACTATGGAAAGTCAAGGGACACAAGTTAAACATTGGATAGCTAAAGGATTAAAACCTTAATTATGATAGGACAAAATTATGTAAATATAATTCCTGATTGGGCTAAAGTTCTAAACAAGGGTAACTTATCTGGTGGTACTAATCCTACTTTATCAGATGGTGATAGATTAGAAGGGGAAAGCGGTTCTTTTATAGATACTAGAGCTAACTCAACTGACGGTTTTATGTCTTTAAGTGATGTTTTGTACATAAATGAAACATTAAATACATCTAGGGTAGTAACAAATAATACTAATGGTTTTGTTGTTGGTAGTACCTTAGCTAATAGTTTCTTAAGAGTTGACGGTTCAAACGGTCAAACTTATGTAAATATACTTAACTCACAGAATATAAAGACAGAGGCTAACCAATTAAAGGTTTTGGGTAGTTCTATAACATTCTTTAATAATTCAGAGCTTCAAGGAAACACACAGGCTTTAATTAGTAGGCGTTCTACATTCAGCGGTTTTAACGATGGCTACACACATATATTTGATAATAGTTTAGGAGGTATTACAATAAATCCTGAAGATTATCATGTAGCTGGATTTAGATACTTAGGAACAGAGGTTGCTAGTATTAAAGGTGATGGTACAATGACAATGACAGCTGATAATGGTGATAGAGTTTTAGTTACACCTGTTTTCACTGGGACAGTTGGAGGAATTAAACAATATGCTTTTCAAATAGACGAAATAATATAATAAATGAAATTTTTAAGAACAATAAACGAACATAATATAGCTTATTCAAACAGTAAGTTAGTTGTTAAGGTTGAAGACCACCCAACTGAAAATGGGGCTTTTGCGTCTTTAACTCCTATCCAAGAGTTTAATGTTAATGGACAACTAAAATATCAACCATTAGCAATAAATAGAAATCTTAGTAAGGAGTTTACAAAGGCTGAGTTAGATGGTTTAGAGGCTTCAATTACTTTTGACCCTTCAGCTTCTGTGTATGAAAAGTATGTTATAATGCTTTTTGAAGGGGCTAAAATAATGATAGACCAAGATAGTCATTTTGGTGATATAAATGGTAGTGATTTTGAAGTAGTAGATTTACCAATACAGTTTTAACTATGGGGCAAAGACACGCTTTAATAAATGAACTTTATCAACCATCTAATGATTTGGTTTTAGACGCTTGGGGAAGACCTAAAGTAGTTAATGATAGGTCTTTACTTCACGGTATGTTTACTTTTAATGTGCCTATTGATAAGTGGAGAGAATCAATAAATGGTACAGAGGTTAGTTTTACAAATGCAACTAGTGTTGATGGTAAATTAGTTTTGACATCTGGAGCTACATTAAATGATAAAACACTACTAAATACATTTAGGAACCCAAGATACCAACCAAACAGAGGATACTTATATTCAACTGCTGTTATACTACCTAATGACACAGATTTAGGGAACAGAAGATTTGGAGCTGGAACAGATGAAAACGGTGTTTTCTTTTCTTTAGAGTCTGGAACTTTATATGCTGTTGTAAGAACTACTATAGGAGGCTTAACAAGTGAAGATAAACAAGCTATAGATACTACTGGAATAGATTTAACTAAAGGACATGTTTACGATATTCAATTTCAATGGAGAGGGGTAGGTAACTATAAGTTTTTTATAGATTTACAAGAAGTTTACACTTTTGAATATTTAGGAACTAAAACAGAGTTAACAATGTCTAATCCAGCGTTACCTGCTTTTTTTGAGTGTGAAAACTTAGGCGATGAGGTTAAAATAAATGTAGGTTGTATTGATATAACATCAGAGGGAGGTAATGCAAATGGGAAAGAATATGGTTCTATAAGTGTTGATAATGATTCTGGTCAAGTTTTAATAAGTGGATTAAATCAACCTATTATAGCTGTTAGAAGTAAATTAACTATAGGAGGTAAAATAAATACTAGAGATACTTTAGCGTTACTAGCTAGTGCTTATGGAGATCAAAGATGTGTATTTAGGGTTTGGAAAACTAGAGATTTTACAGCTATAACAGAAAATGACCAATCATGGAGCGATTATGGTGATGGACATATTGAAAAGATAATATATGACGTTCCAAACGTAGCTAATGAAATGACTTTTGATACTTCTAAAGCTGATTTAGTTTTTGGATGTAGAGTTGACCAAGACCAAACATACGCGACAAGTGCTTTATTTGAGGGGAGAACAGAAATATATTTAACTCCTGGAGATATGTTTATTTTTACAATGCATAGAGAAACAGGGGGTAGTACCAATGTAGGTGTAACATTTGAATTTGCAGAAGAAATATGATAATTAAAGTAAACGAAAAAGGTATTTTTATTGATGTGTCGATGTCTGCATCTTTAACCAAACAATTTGGTACTAGCATGGCTACTATTCCTAGTAGTTTTGTAGCTAAGTTAACTATACATAATCCTAATTTAGTAGATGAAATGGTTAAGATAACTGATAAGTTTAGTGATGAGTATCAAACGCATTATAGCATAATAACAAGCATAAATGGGGTTAGTGGGTTTACATCAAATCAAGAAGTTTTTAACGTTATAAATGACGCATTATTTAATTTTAATATATAAACATGGAAGAAATAACAGATGTGAAATTAGTTTATTATATAGGTGAAGAAGAGTTCACTATTATAGTTAAAGAAGAACAAATAGAGGAAAAAGTTGTAACTTTGATAAATGAACATATCGGAGGACGGCCAGATGACAGATAAAATATTAAGATTAGTTGATGAAAATATAGTATTAATATTTAAAATATTTGTAGGGTTAGGGTTGTTTTCAGCTCTAACTTCTACATTGTTTTATGAATTGTTACCTAAAGGTTATTTTTACTATTTTAATTCAGCTTCTTTTTTATTTTATGCACTAGGTATTTATACTACTACAAATTCAGTATTTAAACATTCTAAGGTTAGTAAATTATTAGTTATTTTTGTTGTACTTGCTACGTTATCTAACTTCATGGATGAAATATTTTATAATGCAACTGAGGTTGAATGGAACGACATAGTAAGATTAATAATAATAATAATTTTTACGCTAAGATGCAGGAAATATATAGCGACATAAAGGGGTTTTTTTCGGAGTATTCAGTTGAATTAATTTTATTTATAGCTGGTGCTATTGGTTCAGCTATTGCAGATAGTAAAAGCGAGGTTAAATTAACTAATAAACAAAAGGTTATTAGGATGTTTTTCGGCGGAGCTACTGCTGTATTTTTAACTGAATTAGTTGTATTACTTATAAATACTTATACGCAAATAGAGTTAAGTACTGGTATGAGTGCTGGCGTAGGTTTCTTCTTAGGTCATATAGGAATGGAGGGTATAACTTCTTTTATGTTGTCATTTAAAAAGAAGAAAGAAAATGAGTAATGCGTTAGTTGTTGGTGGTGGTGGTTCTAAGGGTGCTTATGCGGTTGGAATTGTTGACGCTTTGCAGAAAGAATACGACTATTATTTAGGAACTTCTACAGGGGCTTTGATAGTTTGTTTGGCTAGTGTTGGAAAGTATGAAGAACTAAAAGAAGCATACACCAACTTAAATACAGATAAGATATTCAGCGAAAATCCGTTTAAAGAAAATGGGAAGTTAAGGTATTTTAGAGTGTTGAAAAGGTTTTTAAAAGGTAAAACAAGTCTAGGAGATACAGCTAACTTATTAAATTACATTCGTGAAAACTTCACAGAAAATGACTTTGAAATAGTCAATAAATTAGGAAAAGAAATAATAGTTACAGTTAGTAATTTAGATACAAAAACAACTGAATTTAGAAGTAGTAAAGATTTAGATTATTTAGAGTTTACTAAGTCAGTATGGCAAAGTACACTAGCTTATCCTTTTACAGAACATGATAACGGTTGTGCTGATGGTGGATATACGTGCATAGTGCCCATTGTAAAAGCTTGTAGTTTATCTAATGATATAGATTGTATAATCTTGCAAAAAGAAGAGCAATATAGTAGATTTAGACCTAAGAATATAATTAAGGGTATTGCTGGAATTATTGACGTATTTATGCAAGATAGTCTTAAAGAAGATTTAAAGGACGTTGATAGAATGAAGTTACATAAAGACTTAAATGTTAATTATTATTATACACCTTACAAACTAACTGACAACTCTATGTATTTCAACAAACAACAGATGATAGAATGGTATAATTTAGGTTATGAAAGCGTTTAATTTTAATACTTTATTGATAGTTGGTTTAGCTATTTTTATTTTAATGTTTCCCATTAAGGAAACTAAGATAGTAACTAAGCCAGTAATCAAGACTATTGAAACAAAAGTAAATGATTCTATAATTTATATTGATAGGGTTAAAGAGGTTGTTAAATACGAAAAGATACGATTAGATACGCTTTATAATTATCGTGATACGATTCATGATACTGTTACTATTATTAAGATTCAGGATACTATTATAAATGTTCAGAAAAACGTTATAATTAGACAAGATACTGTAATACGTACACAAAGCAATGTAATAGCATTAAAGGATAGTATAATAGGATTAGAACGTATAGAAAACAAAAAGAAAAGAAAACAAATAATCAAACTTAGTCTAGTAGCTTTAGGCACTAGCATAATAGCTATTTTTAAATGAGAAATATTAAATACATCGTATTACATTGCACAGCTACCAGTCAGGATTCAAAAGTAGAAAGTATAAAGAATTATTGGAAAAATAGATTAGGTTGGAAAAGTGTAGGCTATCATTACTTAATTGACAAAAATGGAGTAATACACCAACTCGCAGACGAAAACGAAATTACAAACGGTGTAAGAGGTTATAATAGCGTGAGTCTGCATATTAGTTATATTGGCGGTAAAGATAAAGACGATAGAACAGAAGAACAACAAGAAGCACAAAGGGTACTTATTAAGATGTTAAGAAACAAATACCCTAACGCAGTTATTCAAGGTCATAGAGATTTTGATGGAGTTCGTAAAAGTTGCCCTAGATTCGATGTTAAAGAATGGCTAAAAACATTCTAAACTGAAACATTAAAACGTTTCATAACAGCCACTAAAACTCATTAAAACGCGTCTTAGTTTAGTGTTATAAACAGTTATTTTTTATCAAAGTTAATAACTAATTTTAATTAACAAAACATTTCACATAAAAAAAGCCCTAACAAATTAATGTTAGAGCTTTTACCTTGTCGGGTATAATTATTTACCTATAATTTAGCACTATAAGATATAAACTTTATATCTAAATCTTGTAAATACTTAAAATGCTTTTGTTTTGTGTCTAAAACATTGCCTTTTAAATCTAAAAAACACCTTTTCTCTAAGTCTAAATTTAGATATTTATGAGCCATTCTATGTTGCTTTGTTTCCATTACAAAAACATCTTCTAAATTATGGTCAAAATAACTCCAATGATGCAATTCAATTCCTTTTTCAGTCTTGAACTTTCTGCTAAGCCCCTTATAAATAGATGTTGATTTCCACGGTTTGTTTTTATCTAGTTCTTTTTGTCTTTCCTTATAATTTAATCTATGGTATTTTTCTTTAGACCTTAATCTTTCTTTTTCAACCCATTTAGGGTCTTTACTTTTGACTTCATGTGTTTCCCTACTATCTGATTTTGTACATTCTTTACATTTGTTAAGATGACCATCCCTCATCTGTTTATGTTTGTAAAATTCAGTTAAAGGTTTTTCAATACCACACCTAAAACACACCTTAGTTTTTATTTCTTTATTTTCCATTTGTATTATTTTAAACTAAGATACGAATTAAAAAGGACAAAATAAATCAAAAAGGTAAACTGTCGTCACACTCTTCTATTGGTTGAGGATGTAATGGCTTTTCTTCTACAGTTTCATTTTTTAAACCAAATACTTTCCATGCTTGAAGATTAACATAATATTTTCCATTATACTCATTACCTCTGACATTGAATGAAACTTCTACTTCTTTACCTACTTGATTATATTTTAGAAAATCTTCAACTCTATCTTGTGTTACTTCAAATTTAACATCTTGAGGGTACTGGTCTAAAGTAGTTATAACAAATTCAACTTTTGTAAATCCACTATCAAAAGTTTGTTGTTCTCCAATTACTTTAATCTTACCGCTTAATTTTAATTCACTCATTTTATTTATTTTTTAATCAATGTTACTTCGTTTTTATTATATTCCGTTGTACAGTCATCATAATTGATGTAAGTATTTCTGTTTTTACTTTCGTAAACTTCCACTTCTGTACCATCTTTTAATCTTATTGTCATAATTATATTTTTTATTTATAAATTCCTATTTTTTTATTAAACATTTCCCTAGCTTCTTTTCCATCTTCACAACCCAAAATTAAACTATTAAATTGTCTTATGCAAATTCTAACTTGTTTTAATGCTTCTTTTAGTTCATTTTCTTTTAATCCTAAAAATCTATATTTTGTTTTTAAGCCACTTTCTAACAATTCTAAATACTCATTGCCATATCTTTTTTTAATACCCTCTACATATCCTTTTTTATGTTCTGAACTATACATATTGCAATAAGCTCTAGCAGAATGTATATTGTGTAAATTGTATCTTATATTTTCATTACCTCCAACATTTTTAAAATGTGCGCCATGAACTACTTTCATAGGTTTACCACAATCAATACACTTATAATTAAAATGTTCATCTATTAGCCTTGCAAGTTTATTAATATCAGTTTGTAAATACTCTTTAACAGTATTTTTTTTAGCTTTAGGCTTATTGTTTTGTTTTTTGCTTTGCTTCTCCCATTCTTTTAATTTAAGTTGCTTAGAATAGGTTAAAATACAATTTTCATTTAGACAAGTTTTTTGCAAAAAATACTTAGGTTCAAATTTTATATTACATACTTTGCATCTAGGCATAAGCAAATATACAAAAAATAACTTAAAATAAAATGCATTAAAACGCACCTTGTTTTTGTGTTTTATTGAATACTACTTAACTAATACAACTTCATATTTAAGTATTTCAAATTCTTTCACTAAAGCCCTGCTATAAGACCATCTATTTTTTTCGTTCGTGTTTAGGTTATATCTTTCAACTTGTGCTTTATTTACACAGGCTCTTTGGCAATCCCGTTCAAGTACCTTAGATGCTACTTTTTCAGAACCGTAAAACTTACCAACCTTAGAGAGGTTTGTAAATTCATCCTTAAATCTTCCTTTCTTCACTCCGTAAAAAAGCCCTGTTGGTTTATGTATTATTTTGTATAAGTATTCTTTTTCCATTTCAAATCAATATTTATTGTTAAATATTACGTAATCACTACAATATTGTTTATAGTTCATTAAAACGCATCTTATTTTTGTGTTGTGTGTAATAGGTGGTTAGGCTCGGCTTTAACGTTGGGTTCTAGTCTTATTGTCATCGCTAGTATTCATCCGCTTGAATTTCACTTAAAACCACCTACTGCAAGCATTTCTGCGCACAACAATGTATAACATTAATACTCTGTAGTTCCTATCATATCAGTAATAGTGTTTTTTTCTGCATACTCAGCAAAAGTTTCTATTATCTTTATACCACAATGGTAGTCATCTTCGTTGTATTCTTCTTCGTCTGGGTCTGGCTCACTTTCGTTTGGGTCTAATAAATACATTTCACTCCATTTTATTTTAGGTACTCTTTTAACAGTTGTTTCATACAAATCGCCACAACCAGTAAATTTTAAATAGAATTCTTTTGCCTCTTTAATATTTGGAGCAAACACCCAATCAGTTTCGCCACCTGAATAACTAAATTCGTATATCCACATTTATTAAATTTTTAATTTTAGTTAACTTGACTTAATACTTCTTTATCTAATAATTCAGAATCAATATCAAAGTATTTTTGAATGCAATCTAAAAAAGAATTATAAAGCCTTTCAAACTCCATTTCATCCATTTTATTGAAAGCTATACTTTTTGCTTCTGTTCTTACTTTTCCATTAAAAGTTTCGTGTTGTTCATAAAATCCACTAGCAATAGTTAAATCTTTTCTAAATTGTTCTAAACTATTATAATGATTTTGATTATTATAAGCAATGTTAATCAAAGCCCAAAACTTACGGTGAAATTTTGCGTTTCTTTGATTTTTAATATCAACTTGATAAACTTTACCTACTTTTATTTTTTTTAAAACTTCATAATCCGAATCAAAAGCAACTTTAAAAGTTCCATTAAGTTGTTTAACTATATTTAGTTTCATTTTCAAAGTCTTTTAACCAACTAGCAAACAATATACGTCTGCTAGTTGATTTTGTTTCTGTTATTAGCTTGTTACACATTTAGTCTTCTTCTGTAAAGTCTGATAAATCACATTTCCAATTTTGTATAAATCCATTCTCGTCAATATCCATGATTATATAATCACCATATCCATTACCTTTTGGACACATAATATCAGGAACATAACCATCAATTTCTATTACTTCATCATCTTTAATACCCAATAGTGTATAATAACCATCATCACAAACTTTATAGTGTATTTGAGCTATTGTTCCTTTAGTCCAATTTATTATTTCTCCATTTTCTAGTTTAATAATTGGCTTCCATCTATCTCCATACTTACATGGGGTTGTACTACCATCCTCTAATTCTTCCCCGTTAATAGTTCCATCGTCCCAATACCTAACACCTACGTTTACTTTTAAATAATATACTTCAAATGATTTTGTTACTGTTAATTCTATTTTCATAACTTTTTATTGTTTTTTAAAATTATTGATTTTGTTTCAGACTATTAAACTTCCTTTTAATTCTGCAAATCTTGGCTTTACCATTGTGAAAACACCTTCATTTACACCATAGAAGTCATGGCTTAAATTCCAAAGATTATCTTTTCTACATCGTTCCATCTCTTGAATACATAAATCATACTTTTGTTGACCATGTGCAATATATGAATAATCAATCTCTATTACAGAAACTTCACCTTTAGCATCATACACCATTATAAAATATTGAACATTTTTATCAAGCCCTAATATGTTTATAGCTTTAGTGTACATTCCAGCTTGTAAATCATAATGAAGCTCTTTAAAATCCCATTGAAACTTGTTTATGTCCGAGCTTGTACTCTTATATTTTAAATCCATTATAAAGCCTTTTCCTCTAACATCTAAAAAACCTTTAAACTTATAGCCTTTGTATTCCCATTCTAACTTCTCTTGTATTGTATCAGCTCTTTCTAAAAAGCTTTTAGCAGTAGGGTTATTTAAAACACTTTCTTTTATTGATTTAGCTTTATCTAAATCAGATTGAGAAATAACATCAAGCCCTAACTTCTTGCTATTAATGTATTTCTCTAAACCTAGATATGTTTTTTCTGCATCACCTCTTTTATAATTATTATTAAAAGCTTCTTCCTTGCTCATTCCATCTAAAAAGTCAGAAACAAAACCTAGTTGATTGTCAGTAGATGGTACTGAATCTAATACTATAAAGTTTTTATCAAAGTCTTCTGGTGTTAAAATCAAACAATCTAACAATGAGCCAAATATCATTGATGGAGATTTTACAAACTTATTTAACTTATAATTAATAAAGTTTTTAGGTGTTTTATAAAATTGTTTTAAAGAAGAGTAACTTAATGTCTCTTCTTTTTTTTGCAATCTACCTATAAGTTTGTAATATTCACTTGGTTCTTCTTGTTGAATCTTTTCTATCTCTTGTTCTTCTATGTATTTTGACTCTATTTCCCTATGTTCTATAAACTCTTGTTTACTTGCTCCCATATCTATTTTATTAATGAATTATACTTAGTTTCTTGTTCTGGTGTTAAATCAAATCTTTTCTTTAACTCTTCTAAAGGTGTTTTCTTTTTAGCTTCTTCTTGTGCTATTTTAGAAGTTAGTTTTTTCTTTGAATTATCTAAACTATCAACTTCTTTAGTGTCATCAATTAAAAACAATCCATTTAAAGCATATTTTCTAGCGTATGAACTACTACTGCCGAAACTTTGAGCTATATCCATACCTTTACGATTTGGGTTAATTCCAGCTTGTGCTTTTACTATTATAGGTTCGTGTTTATCTAAATGAGAAAATACAACAGTCGATTCTATAAATATAAGCTCCCCTACTTGCTTAACTTCATCTGTAATAGTTAAATTAGCATCATACTTAACTAATAAAGGTTTAACAGCTTCTAGTATATCCTCACAACTTCTATAATTGTATTTACCAAAAGTATTCATTTGATTTTTAGGAGCTTTTAACTCTTCTTGTATCTTAATTAAACTTTTCATAACCTATCTATTAAATTCAAATATTTGCTCTGTTAATTCTCTAGCTTCTAATCCTTTGTACTTTGCTATTTTACAAACATCTGATACAGTTAAAGATAAATAACCGTTATCTATATGTTTATTCAAAGTAGAATAACTATAACCAGTTATATCTAACAACTCTTTTCTCTTAATACCTAGTAATGGTATTGTGTGTTTACCTTTTGTTTCCATAATTTATAAAATTTAATTTTAGCAAAGTTAAAACTATTTTTTAAATATGCAAAAATATTTTAAATAAAAAACCTCCCTACATATTAAGTAAGGAGGTCAAAACTAAAATTATGAATAAAGCTCGGAATAAAAGAGCTAGACAAATATATGTATAAAAATAATTAAAAAATAAAAAAAGTTAAAAAAAGTTGTGAACTTAAAAAAGTTTGTTAACTTTGCGGTATAAATTTATAAAAAACAAACTATGAAAGACTTTGAAAAACTAAATGAATTAGTTATTGAATGGGCTAAAGAAAAAGGAATACTTGAAAAAGCTACTTCTTTAACTCAAATGAAAAAAACTATTGAAGAGGTAGAAGAAACAAGAGATGCTTTATTTGCTAAACAAAATAACTTAGAAACTTTTATTAACTCTAAAGGTCAAGTTAAGAATACTAAAGAAGAAATAAAAGACGGCTTTGGGGATATTTTAGTAACTATATTAATAGGTTGTGAAATGCAAAAATTAAACCCTTTAGATTGTCTTGAAACAGCTTATAATGTTATAAGTAAAAGAAAAGGTGTAATGAAAGATGGAATATTTGTTAAAGAAGATGAAAACCAAATAAGTATATTAGATGTTGAAGGTGTTAAATAATTAAAATACTTTAAAACATTTTTAATATATTTGCTTTGTGTTCAGTCTCACATTATAGAACACTATAAGAAATTTTAATTGCCTTTATAATGATTTAAGCCGTGAGACTCTTAATGATTTATAAAGGCTTTTTTATTTACTAAAAGTTTACGGTAAACTTAAAACCGTTATTATTATGGAAAAACCGAAAGTTAAGTTAAATTTTATGTGCAGTTCTGATGATGGAACTTTTATAAAAATAGATACACAAAATAATCAAATTAGATTACAAGTTATAGATAGTAACTTAAACGATACTGAATGTGTGTTTTTGACAATTCCAACAGCTATTAAACTACATAAAACATTAAGAAGTGAAATAGCTAAAATAAAGGAAGGAGGTCAAAATGGCTAAGTTAAGAAGCGTATCGACTGCCTTCTGGTCAGACCCATTCATTGAAGATTTAACACCTAATCATAAGTTATTATTTTTGTATTTAGTTACAAATGAGAAAACTAATATGTTAGGAATTTATGAATCTTCAATTAAGAAAATTTCTTTTGAAACGGGCTTAAAAAAAGATGATGTTTTAAAGGGTTTGAAAGAGTTCGAAAGGGTTAATAAAGTAAAATACATTAATAACTATGTTATACTTATTAATTTTATGAAACATCAGAAATTTAACACAAACATGAAGAAGTCAGCAATAGATATTTATAATAATTTACCTAAAGAACTGAAAGACAGTACTATTACAGTTTGTAAATCTAATCCTTCTAAAGGGTTTGAAAGCCTTTTAAAGTGTTTCGGTATGGTTTCTAAAATAGAAATAGAAGATGAAATAGAAACTAAAGAAGAAGTTAAAAAAGAAGATAAAGATATATTATCGGATTTTAAAAAATCCTTGCAACCATTTTTAGATAAGTATGGAAAAGAAATGTTAAATGATTTTTATTTGTATTGGACTGAAAAAGGAGAAAGAGAAAAGAAATACAGATGGCAGAAACAAAAAACATGGGATTTGTCAAGACGTTTGCAAAGATGGGATAAAAATAATTACAATAGTACTAAAAAAGACCCTAAGCAAATGACAATAGCAGAAAAAAAAGCTTCATTACCTAAATTAGTATTTTAAAAACAAAACTATGTACACATTTTTAGATTGGTCAGAATTAGATGTAGGTAATAAATCTACTGGTAAGAAAAAAACAACTTGCCCTAACTGTTCGGAAGATAGAAAAAAGAAAAAAGATAAATGTTTAACTATTTATTTAGATACTGGAACAGCTAAATGTTATCATTGTGGAGCATTAAGCTTTAGAGAAGAAAAAACAGAAGAAACTCACAAAAGAGAATATAAACTACCTGTTCAACAATGGCAAAATTATACTTCACTTTCTGAAAGTATTGTTAAGTACTTCAAAGAAAGGGGGATTAGTCAAAGTACTTTAGTAGATTTTAGTATAACTGAAGAAAAAAAATACCAACCTCAAGCAAACAAAGAGCGTAATAATATAGTTTTTAATTACTTTGAACGTGATATTTTAGTGAACAAGAAGTATAGAAGCGCAAAAAAGGAGTTTACACAAAGCGCAGGAACTAAAAATATTTTCTATAATATTAATTCAATAGTAGGTCAAAAAGAAGCTTATATAGTTGAAGGAGAGATAGATTGTTTGTCATTACACGAAATAGGAATAAAAAACGTTATAAGTGTGCCTAATGGAGCTAATGATAATGATGATGTTTGGGAAAACTCAAAAGAATATTTAGATACTGTTGAAAAATTCATTATTGCAGTTGATAATGATGAGAAAGGGAAGCAACTAAAAGAAAATATAGCACAACGCTTAGGTCGATACAGATGCGAGTTTATAGACTTTGAAACTGGTAAAGATGCAAATGAATGTTTAGTTAAAGGAACATTAGAAGATGAGGTTAAGAACAAAAAAAGATTTCCAGTAAGTGGTACATTCTCAACAATGGATTTAAAAGATTCGATTTTAGAGCTTTACTCAAACGGTTTACCTCCTACTATCAAAATACAAAATAAATGCTTTAAATCGCATGAAAAGGACTTTAACGACGTATTTAGTGTTATGCGTGGTCATCTAGTTACAATAACTGGTATTCCTTCTCATGGAAAATCTAATTTTTCAGAGTGGTACGCCTTGAATTTGCTTAATGATAATAACATGAAGTTAAGTTTTTTTAGTCCAGAGCATAACCCTATGGCATTACATCAGGCTAATTTTATTCAGAAAGCAGTAGGTAAACCTTTTTTTAAAGATATGGATGGAGTTAAAAAATGTACTAAAGAAGATGTTGAGCGTTACTGTAGTTGGGCAAATGGTAGACTTTATTTAACTTCACAAGACGAGGGTAAAACTCCTAGTTGGAAATGGGTGTTAGAAAAATTTAAAGAACAAATGTTTAGTTTTGGAGTGGATTGTTTTTTTATAGATGCTTTTAACAAGGTTAAGTTACCTAGAGGCATGAATAAAATTGATGCTATTAACGATGTTTTAACAGATTTAACTAACTTTGCTCAAACATATAATGTAGTTGTTTTCTTAGTTGCTCATCCTACAAAGATGCGTAAGAATGATTCAGGACTTTACGAACAACCAACTTTATACGATGTTTCAGGAAGTTCAGATTTTAGAAATCAAACACATGACGGTTTTGGTATTTACAGGTATTTTGATACTCCTGATGAAAAAGGTTATACTACTTTTACCAATCTTAAAACAAAGATGAGTTTTCAAGGAGAGATAGGTGCTAACTTTGATTTTGAATTTGATATACCAACAGGACGTTATTACGCTAAAGGTACACAAGTTGACAGAACAGATTTAACACTGCCAAAAGAAGAACAGAAAAGCTTATATGAAGAACCAAAAGAAATAGAAATGAAGCCTTTAACTCCTGATATGACAAGTTTTGAAGATGAGGATGATGGGTTTATGCCTTTTTAAACAATTAGAACTATGCAACAAATAACACCAGCAGACTATACAGATTTAATAGAACAGATAAATAGATTACATAATTTTGATGAGTATTTAAAGGATTGGGTATTACAAATTAATAAAAATATGCAAATTACTTGTTTAAATGAATTTGAATTATTAAGTTTGTTAAAAGAAAAGAAACATGACAAGTTAGCTATTAAATTAAAAGTATTGATTGAAACTAGAGATTTGTTACATCATTATAGACATGATAGAAAGTTGAATTTTATGTAACGGTCTAGTATAGGCACAATACAAGCACAGGCAAATATACATTATTAGGTTTTAGTATGGATAGATAAATACAAATTTTAATATTATGAAAAACATTAGTAAAAATGGAACAAAGTAAAATACAAGAATTAGCAATAGAACTTTGGTGTGATTTTGCAGATGAAAGCGACGGTTTTGAAACAACAATGAATTACGACTCTTTTATAAAAGCAATGCACAAAGCATTAACTACACCAGTTGTTATGCAATCATGCGATACTTGCAAACATTTAAGTAATTGCAGATTTTGGCAAGAAGCACCAAACAATGGAGCAACTTGTAAATTTTATATTGAGTATGTTAGAAAACAAACGGATAAAGAACAATAAACGAACTGTACATTGAAAATCATGAAAAACATATTTAAAATACTTATATTAATACCTTTATTCGCAACAGCCCAAACAACTGATAGCGTTTACAACTACCTACAACAAATAGGAGTTAAACACGCTGATATAGTTACAAAGCAAGCGATATTAGAAACTGGACATTTTAAGTCATATTCTTGTAGGGTTAGAAATAATCTTTTTGGACTAACTAGAAACCATAAATTAGAAAGTTTTGATAATTGGATGGATAGTTGCCATGCTTATAAGAATTGGATTCAGTATAAATATAAAGGAGGGTGTTATTACGACTTCCTTTATGAGTTAGGATATGCGACTGACCCAAAATACATACAAAAATTACATAAAATAAAACTATTATAATATGGATTACTTTAAATTTAAAGCCCTTATTGAAGTTTACGCTTTACAAGTTGAAGCAAAAGGAATGGAGGCTGAAAACAAAGCAAGAGAAATGAAAGGAGAGGCTTTATCTTATGATGAAGAAAGTTTTTATAAATTAGCAGAAGAAATAAGAGATGTTTTAGAAAGACATGATAAAGATTTTGAGATTATGTTTCCTAAAAAATAAAACTTTAAAAGTTAAATAAATTTTCACTATATTTGCAATAACAAAGACTTAAAAGTGTTTCGTTCTTACATATTTTTATGGTTATACATATAGGTCATTCATTACCTTAGTATTTGTTTATTTTTATGAGTCACTCAAAGAAAACTATTGAAAAAATAAATTGGCTTGATACTTCTTTATATGCTTTTTGGCGTGGTTGTTACGCATGGGGTCAAGAACATAAAGGAAATGAAAAGATTAATATGTCAATAGTTGTTAGACTTTTTGCAGATAAATATAAAATAGATGAAGATGAGCATAGTTTAAAGTCTTTAAGAGAACGTTTAAGCCGTGTTATATATAATTTTGATGATAACCCTTTTAAATGTGATTAAATGGCTTTAGAAGATTTATATTTTGAAATTATTAGACCACCTATGTTATTAGGTAACATGACTAATGAAGAGTTTTACGATTGGTTGACTCAAGACATAGGGTTAGGAATGGAAATACATTTACTTTCTCTTAAAGCTACTTTAGAACAATTAGAAGTATTTGAAATGTATGAACATTGCGCTATTGTAAGAGATTACATTAAAAACATAAAAGAAGAACAAAATAAAATTAAAAAAAATGATTAACGAAACAATTAACAACTATCCATTAAGTAAAGCGATTGAATTAGAGGAGTTAAGGAAAGAAAACGAAGAGCTTAGGGATTTAGTTTCAAAAGACGCAGTAATTAGAGAGATAGTATCACCATTTTCTTATTCAAAAAAAATATTAAAAGAAATAACATTAGATGATTATGATACTGAATTATTTGATAAATACAAAGAGATGTCAAATAGATTTTTTGATCTAAGAGAAAGAGTTGAATTACATAACAAAAAGTTTCTATCAAGAAAAATAAAAATATGAGCAATAAAATACCTACATACTTAGAATGGTTTAAACAAAATAAAAGCTTAGGATTTAAACTACTTACTATAACGGCTTTAGTACTACCCTTGATTACTTCTATTTTTATACTACCAACAATAGAAGGATATATAAATAAATCAATAGTGTTTTTAATCGTTTTTTGGTTTATGTGTGGAATAGTTTACTTACCTATGAAAGAATATAAGAAGTTATTAAACATAGGATGGTTTGATAGAAATGATTATAAAACTAATAAACCTTTAAAATAGTTATGTTTTCGTACTGTAAGAGTAAGACTAACTAATTGAAAATTAAACAATTATAAAAATGAAAATATTTAGGATTTTATACATAATACCAGAAGCTTTATTTTTACCTATTCATATTGTAAAGTTTATTATTGAACGTCTAGTTATTTTATATACATTGGTTTTCTTTGGAATTGAAGAAGGTACTAAAAGAAAAATAGTAAGAACCTATAAAAAGCTTAACAAACTTGAGTCTATTAGAGAAAGTATTACTAAAGATTTAAATAACTAATTATGGCAGCACCTAAAGACAATCAGTTTTGGAAAAGAAGAACAAAACACGGTAGAGATAAAATATTTGCTACTCCAGAAATAATGCGTGAAGCTTGCTACGAGTATTTTGAATTCCAAAGCAATAGAGCATGGGAGAAAGTAGAGTATAAGGGTAGTGATGTTATTGAGGTTAGAATACCTACTTCACCGCCTTTTACTATGACAGGACTATGTATATTTTTAGGTGTTAACACTAAGTATTTTAATGAGTTCAAGAAGACTTGTGACAATAATTTTTCCGAAGTCATAGAAGAAATAGAGAATATTATCTATAATCAGAAGTTTGAAGGAGCTAGTGTAGGAGCTTATAACGCTAATATAATAGCTCGTGATTTAGGATTAGCCGATAAGAAACAAGAAGAGGTTACAAAGAAGAAAATAGTAGTTACAGTTAAGAATGAAGAAGAGTGATAATTAGTGCTATAAAATCAATAGAACAACACTTATTTGAATTTGATTTTTTGCATGGTACTTGTAAATGGTTTTGATAGTAAATGAAATATTTTAGATTAAAAGGAATAAATTATTTTGATAAAGATAGTTTAGCGAGTAAAGAAGATATATCAGTTTGGTATAAATTCAGACCTAAGTTAAGTATTTGGTTTACTAGGTCAAAAGGTAAAAGTTATTTCCAAAGAAACCCAGATGAATCTTGGTATGGTGGTAAACCTTTTTATAATGGTTTTTTTATTTACTTACAATTACATATATTTGCAGTTCACATAAATTATAGAAAGTATAGGTTAAGGTTATGAGTAAAATGTATATAGTTAAAACATTTTCTTTTGTTGTGGGTGAACATGATGTTGTTGACTTGTTTGTTACAAAAAATAAGGATTTTGCAGAAAGTTATGTTAATAGGTTTAATGATATAATGAGTAGGTATAAACAGTTTTACAAAACTTTAGAAGAACATGAGTACCCAGATTTATTGAAAGAACCTGATTTTATAGACGATGATATATATTATGTATTGTCAGAAGAAAATGACAATTTTTTCGATAGGTGGCATAAGTTAAATAATTTTATAAGATGTTATTTCGAAGAAATAGAAGTTAGATGAAAAAACTTTACAAATTTATAGTAGATTTTATATTCCTTTCTTTTAAGTTTGGGATAGTTGAGGGATGGAAAGGTGCTAGATTCATTAATAGTAAACATTGGCAAGAACAGTTAGAGTATTATGAAAATAAATTACAACAACATGAAAAATGGAACTAATTGGGATTAAGTTGTTTATTTAATAATTGTAATATATGTAAGAATCGTAGTAATGAGTTTTATTAGCGACCCTCACATTAAATAAAGGTTGCTCGAGTATTTACGAACTTTGCCACATTTATTACATATAATATAAATAATAACAGAACTAAACACTATTAACAGTTAAAAGTTTAGTCATAAATAAAAACCTATCAATTAATTTTGGTAGGTTTTTTTGTGTATTTAAAAATAATTGTTAACTTTGGATAAAATTAAAGATTATGAACAGAGAATTTAAAGGAACAAAAGGAAAGTGGATTGTTGAAGAGGGATGGGATGATGTGTGGGAAACAGATACATACACAATAAACACATGTGAAGATAGTGTGGAGAATGTTGAGTTTATAACTGTATGGGCTGGTTTAGATAAGAAAGAATCAGAGTACAATGCACAACTAATATCTTCAGCACCAGAATTATTAAGTGCTTTACTAAAGGCACAACCATACATTAGAGGATTAGCAAACATAGGTAATGCAGAAGAATTAAAAAAGGAGATTGAACAAGCAATTAAAAAAGCAATAGGATGAACAGAGAAATTAAATTTAAAGCGAAAAGAGTTGATAACGGTGATTGGGTGTATGGTTACTACTTCAAGTGTAATACATACAATAAAACATATATCTATGATTTAGAAGGGCTACAAATAAGACATGAAGTAATCCCTGAAACAGTTTGCCAATTCATTACCACAATTGATGGAGTAGCGATATATGAAAATGATAAACTAAAAGGCGATGATGATTTATGTGTTTATTGTTTAATTGAGTGGAGTGAACAAAGAGGTAGATTTGAAGTTAATGATTATGGTTATGGAATTTCTTATGGGGAGGGTAGTCAAGAAATTATATCAAACGACATTTGTTTAGTAGATGAAAACATTTATGATATTGAAGATATAGACATTAAAGATTTAACAGGAAACAAACACGATTAAGTTATGAAACAAGAATTAAAAGAAATAGTAGGGTATTTGCCTTATGGGGTGAAGTGTTACAGTGTAAGTGATAATGAAGTTTTTATAGATGAAATAAAAACTTTAAATATAGTGTATAATATAATAGAAGTTGTAGAAGGTGTTGAATTTAATGTAGATGATATAGTTCTAATTCTAAGACCACTAAGCGACCTAACCAAAGAAATAACAGTTAATGGAGAAACTTTTGTGCCTATTGAAGAAATTAAGAAAATATCATGTAGCAGTTTAGAAGTCTACAAACCTATTTCTATTGATTCAAAAATAGAATTTAATATTTATACTGGTAATTATTCAGTTGAAATAGATTTATTTGAAGGGTGTTTGATAAAAGATAAGTTACAAGAATGGCACTTCGACATACACAACCTAATAGAACAAAATAAAGCAATAGATATTAATACTTTGGAGAAATGAAAGAAGAAATAATAAGTTTTCAAACTGGAAAGCTTGCTAAAGAAAAAGGGTTTAGCATAGTTAGTACTGGTTTTTACGATGAAAACAAAGAACTAGATTTATACGAATCTTACATAGGTGACGACATAGTTTATAAAAGACAACTTTTAGATGGAATTGTTGTTTGTGAAGCTCCAACACAAAGCCTACTTCAAAAGTGGTTGAGGGAAAAGCATAGGATATTTATCATTATATATAAAAAGATAGGCGGGTGGAGTTATTATTTGGACGAAGCTCCAAAAATAAATTTATATGACACTTACGAAGAAGCATTAGAAAAAGGATTACAAGAAGCATTAAAACTAATTAAGACATGATAAACACACTAAAAACAGTAAAGGAGTTTAAGGATTGGTTACCTAATAGTGATTATGATAAACATGGTATTGACTTTATGTATATTTATTTATCCAACTACATAGACCTACTAGAACAACCTTTAAAACTAGGAATGTTTATTCCTTGTGATGAGGATGATAAGACTTTAGATAAGCCAGTAATATTTTATACTGAAGATAGTTTAAACAAGCTTACTAAACAAGAAAAAGAAATAGCTAAGGTATTTAATAACAAAGTAAAACAATACCAACAAGCAGAAGAAAAGGTTTTGTTTGAGGGTGGACTATTAGATGATGAATTTCCTGATGAAATAGATTTTGGAGAAGGTAAACATATTGGACTATTCAAAACAAGTAAAATAAAAGATTTATTATCTTATGGCTTTGAAATAAAACTAACAGATAACTTTAAAAAACTTATAACGGGATGAACACAGTAACAATAAGTATAAAAGAATACGACGAACTAAGAGGTATTAAAGAACAATATTTAAAAGGTAGTGATAATGAAGTTATAAAACGTCAGAATAATAAGATTGTTGACTTAGAAAAATTAAGATTTAATTTAATTGATGAGATTGATAGAAATAAACATAAGTTAAGCTCTGACATCTATGATGAAATAGACATATTAACTAATATTAAAAAAATGAATAAAATGTTTAGTATTAAACCTATTGATTTTGTTTTTAGTGATTATGTAGACTTTGTTAAGAATATGTCTATTTTACAGTTTTTAAAATACAGAAAAACTAAATAATTATGGATGATATAATAAATAAACAAGCTGAATTAATAGTTGAGTTAAATAAACAATCAAACACTATTTATGAACTTAGAAGAAAGTTAATAATGAGAAAAAACATAAACTTTGCTCAATGGTTTATTGTAGTTTCAGTTTTACTTATTATCTTTTTTTTTTGAAAACAATTTGCGTAATTGAAACAAATGTTTAACTTTGAAATAAAAACATTATGAAAAGAGATGAAAACGGTAACTTTATACACGATGATATTGAAAGTGTAAATACATTTACTTATTCTGGAGCTACATTTATTATTGATGAATATTTACATGAAGAGAATAATAAGTACATAGTTACAGAAACTAATTTTATGGCAGGTGCTAGAGGTAATAACCTTGAAAATGTTATAAAAGTTGCTAAAGACAATTACGATAAAGTTAAACATTTAAAATAAAAATTATGAAAACAGGATTAACAATTAGCCAGCTTAATTGGTTACACAAGAGAGAAATAAAAGAGGGGGAGATATATATGTTCCCTAGATTTGGATTTAATATTTATTCATCAGATAGTTACATAGAGTCTGAATATATTGATATTAATCCGTTTACTAAAAGTTTAGACCATGAAAGTTTTATAGTAAAAGAAAAAATAAATGGTTTTGTAAGAGGTAATTATTACTACAAACCTATAACACAAGATTTCTATTTAGAAGAGAGAGAATTAGCAACTAGAGGAAACGTTGAGTTTTTATTATTGTTAACATTATGTTACATACCTTTTTTTATTTACAACTTGTTTAATAGTAAAAAAAACACAAATACAATTTATCCAAGTAAAAAAATAAACACACATCAAAAGTGGCGTTCGTTTATTAAAATGAGAAATTACGAATTTAAAAGCAGTAGAGTTGCTAGAGCTTACTTTGAGTGGGTGAATGAGAAATAACGCAAACTAAGTGAAATAATACAAATTTGAATGAAAACTAATACAATGAGATTTAACGAAGAGAACATAAATAAATTAAGAGAGGGTAAAGTTACTTTAGTTGCTGACCATAGTAAACCAGAGTTAATGGATAAAGTTTTGAAAGAGGCTTTTCCTAAAGATGAAGATTGTTATAGTGATTTTAATAATTATAAATATTATTTTAATTGTGGTGACAAACAATGGGATGCTTCAAAACACAATTATAAAATAGCTTTAATGCCATTGAAAGATTTCTTTATAGAGGAGTTAGAATTAGAAGTAACTAATAGTGTTGTATTACCAATTTCTTTAAATAACGAAAAACCAAAAAGATACGCTTCAAGAGAAGTTAATGGAATGGATGTTATAGACTTAGCAGAACATTGGAATTTAAACTTTCAAGAGGCTAATATATTAAAGTATCTATTAAGAGATAAGGGGCAAGATTACGAAGATATGTTAAAGATTGTTGATTATGCTACTAGAGAAGCTGAATTAATTAAAAAAAGAAATAGTTAAGAATATTTTGCAAATTAAATATTATTTGTAACTTTGTTTAAACTTTAAAAACAAAAATTATGAGTATGACAGTAATTGAAAGAGAGTTTCTAGAAAGTATAGAAGCTGTTAAAAACGAAAAAGGTAGTTATGTTTATGTTTCCCAAGATGGTCATGAACATATATTGTTAGACTTTATTTTAATGGAATATAAACTATATTTAATTAATAATGGTATTCTGTCAAATAAATAAAAATAAAAATTATGGAAACAGTAAAACAAATACTAAAGCGAATAAAAAAAAACACTAACTACCAACATTATGTATTTATCAAAGACTTTTGTTATAGAG